TCATTTTATGCACAATTTTTCAAGAAGCTCTATCAGACGCTTGTTTAAATCGTCCTGTCTCTTAATGTGCTCACATATCATATCGTTTTGTTTTTGAATCACAGCTATTAGCTCCTTATTGTCATTTTCCCTTAACCGCAAATCAGCTGACGGCTTCGTTTCATCATCATCTATTAATCGGAACGAATCAACGTCGTCTTCACCAAATCTATCATACAGTTTCTTGTACAATACTTTGGGAAGTTCTATCTTCTCAGATTCCATGCGTGAGATGCCTGACTGGGCTACACCAAGTATTTCAGCGATTTCTGACTGCTTCAGCGAATGCGCAAGTCTAAATTCTCGTAGTTTAAACATATTTATTAAATTGTTAATTTTGTATAACAATGTGATATATATGCTTGTATATTTGCATATATCAAGATATATTTGTATCTTTGCATAAAGATATAAATATAATGCAAAGATAATGGAAAATAACCAACCGTCAAATACTTTTGGGCAAAAAGTAGAAAATATGACCTTAAAAGGTTATTACAAAAGATTGCCCTTGCGTAGCGCACCGAGAAACGACTTTATAAAAGAGGTGGCACGAGAATGTCATGTTACCTTACAGACGGTGCGAAATTGGATTTTGTATGGCATAAAGCCTCAACAGCGCTGCCATATTGATATTTTATCAGAACTGACAGGAATCAAAGAAGAAAATTTATGGAAGGATTAGAATTCTATGTTTTTGAAGATGAGCTTTGGTGTAAAACGACAAGTGGGAAGAATTTCATTGTTGATGAAACGAAGACCGAACTTGTGAAGTATATGCTGGAGAAAATACGCAATAGGCACCCGGAGGCTTATTCTGCATTGGAAGCGATATATCAAAGCAGCTCCCCAAACCAACAGTATTATCAATATCTTTTAATGCGAAGATTTTGCAAGTGTAACTTCTGTAGTCTTGATGCTACGGTGTATGATGTAGAAGATGTTGATGCTGATGGTAAGTTCAATTTTGAAAAGGTAGAATGTCCGATGCGTGGCGAATGTCCGTATGAAGGAGTTATTTGTATGCCGAAATTCAATTCAAATCTTTCAGCGGCAGAGCTTCGCGTTATGGAGCAATTATATAGAGGTAAATCAGAACAAGAAGCGGCCAAAGAACTGTTTTTGTCACCAAATACAGTTCATCAGCATGTAAAGTCGGTATATGTAAAACTTGGAATACATCGGCTTGCGGACTTCGTTCAATATGCGAATAAAAACAATTTGTTTAACAAACTTAAATAAATATGGCTATACTTAGAAAAAATGACGTCGTAAAAGAACGTCCAGTTATCATTGTCTTGTATGGTACACCTGGTACCGGTAAGACATCGTTGGCAACAACTGCCGAGAGTCCTATGTTGATAGACACAGACCGCGGATTTGATAGAGCAGTGCAGCGTCCAGACATCGTTGTAACAGCATCGCAGTGGGAAGACATATACAATGAGGAAATCATTGGTAAATATGTCATCGAGAATGGCGTACAGGTTTGGAAACCTGGGCTTATTTCAGAATGTAAAACTATAGTAGTTGACACGGCAAAGGCTATGCTTGATGACTATCTTAGCGCATATGCCGTGAAGATGGACTACAAACTAGAGAAGAACTCGCTTAAACGTTACGGCCTTATGGGAGAATTGTTTAAGCAGTTTGTCAGCGTTCTTCGTGCGAACGAGTCTGATATCGTTTTTATCTGTCACGATAAAGAAAATACAGACGGAGACATAACCAAACACTCTCCTGATTGCACCGGTCAGTCAAAGGACTTGCTTATTCGCATAGCAGACCAGGTCGGTTACATTTGTAAGGAAAACAACAATCGTGTGATAAAATTTGAGCCTACAGACAACAGAGTAGGTAAAAACGTAGCTGAGATACCAGACACATGGATCCCAAATTATGGTACAACAGAATTTGAGACATGTATGGCTGACATCATCAAGCGCGTGAAGAAAGCCATCGTTTCTAAGTCGGATGCACAAGTAAAGGCTAAGAAAGATGTAGATGAAGCTCGCAAGAAGCTTGCGATGGTTAATGATGCAGAAGGCGCAAACGCCCTTATTGAAGTGGCTCATGGTCTTGCGAAGATACACCAAAAAGCCTTCATGAACCAAATGATAAAAGAATTGTCACAGAAGGGCATTGTTTTCGACAAGGTAACTAAAAAGTTTGTACAGAATGACAAAACCGCAGGTTCGGGTAACGTTGCTTGAAAGCTTTAGACGTTATATATCGGGAGAATATGCTTATGTTGATGAGCAGAGTGTCATCGATAATATAACTAAGAAGTTTGAAGGAAATGACTACACACGTATAGGTACAGCCTTCCACTCTATTGTAGAGACAGGCAAACCTATATGTGAGGTCGTTCCTGAAGGAGAGCGGCATTTTACCTATTATAATAAAGATAGGACAGAGCATGTCCCATGTGGAAGAAAGTTCGTTTATGATGGAGGCGAAGCCATTCTTGATATTCCACAATGCAAGATTGCTCTTGAATATAGAAATGAGCATATAAAAGCATTTCATGAGGTTCGGGAATATAAAGATTTTGGGAGAGCTATCGTAACGGGCTGCGCAGACATGATAGACGGTGTTGAAATACGAGATATAAAGACCAAGTATAGTACCGTCTCTGCAGATGACTATATAAATAGTTGTCAGTGGAAGTATTATCTTGAACTTTTCGGTGCGGACACTTTCCATTTCGACCTTTTTGTATTTGAAGGTTACAACAAAGACAAGCACAAAGGCGATGTTCGTGGTCTACAGCTATCGCGTATAGATCCGCCAATAACTTGCTATAGATACCCACAGATGGAAAATGACAATAAAGCTTTATTAGACGACTTCATGGAGTGGGTTGAGTATAGAAACTTATTAAGTTACTTACCAAAAGTAGAGACATATGGCTAATACAATGACAGGAAGGATTTTGTCTATTGGAGATGTTGAATCAATACAAGGCAAAAGCGGTAATACGTTTAATAAAAGAACATTAGTTTTGAATTGTACGTATTCAAACTATGGTGAAGTATATGAGAACTATCCGAGTTTTGAATTCTCCGGACGACATATCGATGATTTATCCGACTTTAAGGTCGGAGATGTAGTGACTGTTTCGTTCGTTATACAAGGAAATAAGTATAAAAAAGAGAATCAACCAGAGAAATTCTTTAATACAATAGCTGGTTACAAAGTAGAGTATCACCATCGCAATGATTCTCCTAAGAGTTCTTTGCAAAGAGATTCACAAACAACAACTACAGCAGAACAAAAAGTAGATGATTTGCCATTCTAATGATATTCAATCTTAACAACGAAGTTGATAGGGTTCGCTATAAGGACTATTGCAATGGTCTTTATAGCGATTCCATAAAGACAAGGAACGCATTTATTGTTGAGGTGAAGAAAAAACATCGTCCGCGTTCTATTGCGCAAAATAGTTATCTACATGTTTGTCTTGCTTACTTTGCGTCAGAATTTGGTTACAATCTTGAAGAAGTAAAATATAATATCTTCAAAAAGATTGTGAATCAAGATATTTTCTCAAAACAGAGATTAAGCAAACGAGGTCAAATGGTAACTTATTGGCGTAGTACTGCAGACTTGGACACTAAAGAACTAACCGATGCGATAGAGAGGTTTCGTAACTATTCAGCAATGGTTGCAGGCTTATACATACCAGAGCCGAATGAAGAAAGTGCCTTGTTGGAGGCGCAAAAACAAATAGCATTATACGAAAAATATTTATAGATATGAAATCAGATTTAAAGGGCTATACTCCAATAAACGTAGAGTACGTTATTGAAGAAGAGGCGAAAGAGGTTTTTCCGTTAAGCCTTGACTTCTCTTCTCTTGAAGAAGAAAAACTAAATGGCGAAAAACCTATAACAAATAAGCGGGATGCGCTTAAGTTCATCGGAAAGGTATTTACCGCGACATTCCCTGATAATGAATTGGTAACGCGCAAACTCGATGACTTCGAGAAGCAAAACATTCGTGAAGAATATTGCACCCTCGAAGAAAACGATGTACCAAAACGCAAACTCGAATTAGAAATTGCTATAGAAAGGGCAAAGAAAATGAAAAAGGATGCTGAGGAAGCATATGCCTCAGTACTCATGGAGGTTGCCAAATATGCCGCTGAGGTAAAACTTGGTACAATCGATGTTAGACTTAAGGCTAAAGACACATTCTGTATCGCCTTAGCAGGGTATTATCTTGTTTACTCCTGGGACAATACAAAAGAATGTTTCGTGTTAGCGAAGGCTTATGAAATACCGGATAGAACAGAACTTTGGGCAAACGAAGAAAAGAACAGGAAAGCCATGAAGGAGTTGTTCGGGTTAGACTTCCCTGAGATGGAGCTAACATCAGATATCTCTCGAGAAGAAAATATTGACGATACGGAAGATGATGACTTGCCATTTGGAGAATAATGTACAATCTAAGGTATTATCAAAAGGAAGCGAGTGATGCGGCCGTTAAGCTATTCACTGGTAAGACAGACAAGAATGGTTTAATTGTTATACCAACTGGTGGTGGTAAGTCCCTCATTCTTGCTGATATTGCCTCTCGGCTGGAAGGGCCATTGTTGGTATTCCAGCCGAGCAAGGAGATATTGCAGCAGAATTTCGCGAAGTTGCAAAGTTATGGTATAGTAGATTGTGGATGCTATAGCGCCTCTGTTGGATGCAAAGACATCAATAGAATAACGTTTGCAACCATAGGTAGCGTTATGAATCACATGAGGGATTTTGATTGCTTTAGGAATATCATCATTGACGAAGCGCACTTTGTCAATTCTAAGGCTGGACAATACAAACAGTTCATAGAAGCTAAAAGCCGGCAGGTGGTTGGTCTTACGGCTACACCTTACAGACTTGATAAGTGCATAGGAGGTTCTATGTTGAAATTCCTTACACGTACTCGCCCGAGAATATTTTCCAAGGTTATATACTGTTGTCAAATAGGCGAGCTTTTGTCAAAAGGGTTTCTAGCTGCATTGAGTTATTACGATTTAACGTCTATAGATCTTAGGCGAGTTAGAAGTAATTCCACCGGTGCAGACTATGAAGAAAAAAGCCTCATCGCAGAGTATGAGAGAAGCGGGTTCTACGATAAATTATCGGACACTGTGGTAAAGGTGATGCACCCCAAAAGCGGAATACCTCGCAAAGGCATATTGGTATTTACCGCATTTAGAAAAGAATCCGATAGCCTTGTTCGAAAACTTAGGGCACTTGGAGTTGATGCTGCAATAGTCACATGTGATACACCAAAGAAAGAACGTGAGGATATTCTCAGCAAGTTCAAGCGAGGCGACATAAAGGTTGTCAGTAATTGTGGGACACTTACTACAGGATTTGACTACCCTGAGTTAGATACTATAATTTTGGCCAGACCAACAAAATCTTTAGCTCTTTACTATCAAATGGTCGGGCGTGCAATAAGACCGTCACATGGTAAGGAGGGCTGGATTGTAGATCTTGCCGGGAATTACAGGCGTTTCGGTAATGTGGCCGACCTATATATTGCAAGACCACCAGGAACAACGAAATGGGATGTGTATTCACGGGGGAGACAACTAACAAGTATAATTTTATGATAATTAAGTACAATACATACGAATCAATCTTAGGTGTTGATTATATCACGCCTTGCCCACATAGTCAGGAAGGGAGATATACGCACGAAACGATAAATGTCGGAAGTCGTGCATGTTGTAGATGTCCCTACTATATTAGTAAAGATACAGAAAAAGTTAATTGTAAATTTAAAGAGAAAAATGTTTCCGTTTTACCGAAAGAAAAAAACGCAATCTTCGTCTTCAAAAAAGAAAGGTAGTAGTTCCGACTTGATAAAGAGGCTTGATAAGGTGTTCGCTTGCTACATTCGCCTTAGAGACGTTATGCCAAACGGCATGGGGAAATGCATTAGTTGTGGAAAAATAAAGCCATACAGAGAAATAGATTGCGGTCATTTCTTTGGTCGTGCAAATATGGCGACACGCTTCGACGAAGACAATTGCAATGGAGAGTGTAGAGGGTGCAACAGAGCTTCGTCAGACCATCTTATTTTTTATCAAGAGAATCTCATTAAGAAGATTGGAGTTGCACGTTTCTCGTCACTGAGAGAGAAAGCTCGTTCGACAAAGAAATGGGAGGCAGACGAACTACAGAGGTTGATTGAATATTACAAAAAAGAAGTAAAAAGATTAAGCTATGAAAAAGGAATCCATGTGTCAGTATAACAATAAAAGCCCGACGTTTCACAACGTCGAGCTTCTTAACCAATTAAATTCACTAAAGATTTAATGAATTATAGATGCAAATTTAAATAAAAAATTTGAATATGGCAAATGTTATCAACATGAACACTTTCAAAAGAAACACTTGCATGAAAAATATATAACTCTACTACTACCGCAAAAATACAAAAAATAATCAACTTATGCAAATATATCAATCTTTAAATATGGATATTTTAGTATATTTAACTATAAAAATTGTTCTGTTTGCTCAAAAATTCATAACTTTGCCTATAGAAAAATGTATAACAATATAAAATACGATAAAGATGGTTTACATTATTAATACATATAAAAAATCTAATTCAGGATTGAAAACACATCCTGGATCATACGAGTATCGCGTTCAACCATAAGAACTTATAAATTATGAAAAAGGTTGATTACTCTAAATTGCTTTGTTCCTTTTGGGAAAAGAGGATAGTTTGCGCGCTGACAAGTTGCGAAGCAGATTTCTATTACTATTTGCTGAAACAATGCGACTTGGGTAACTGGGCAAACCCATTCAAATTGCCGACGAAGAAGTGCGAGTTAGAACTTGACTTCAGTAGAAAGACAATTAGTAGTGTTAGAAACTCTTTACATCAGAAAGGATTTATAAATTTCAAAGCGAGCAAGGTAAGAGGAGAAGTGGCGGAATATGAAATAGTTGGACTTGCAGCGTTTCTTGTGGAAACACAAACGGAAACGCAAAGTGGTACACAAACGGAAACGCAAAGTGGTACACAAACGGAAACGCAAAGTGGTACACAAACGGAAACGCAAAGTGGTACACAAACGGAAAGAAAAAAAGAAGACATTCCCCCCATACCCCCTATAGAAGAAAAAAAGAAAGAAGTGTCTTATCAGACGGATAGCGGTCGTTCGACCGCTGGGACTTTGCATCAGCGGTGTCGTAAGTTTTTCGAAGCGTATGTATCTGAACGATACCCCGAAGAATATTACTGGACGGCAAAAGATGCTGGGCAACTAAAGGTTCTACTAAATGCCATCCGTTTCACTCGTAAAAGTCACAAAGCGGAAGACGGTCACGCCGACCCGCGTCCGACCGACGACGAGAATATGTTCAGTGCATTCAAGGCTTTTGTAGAGTACGCTTACAATAAAGGCGACACATGGTTACTTGGAAATTTTACCATACCAAACCTAAGTTCACGATACAACTCATTGCGTCAAACAACAAACAGAATAGAAACAAATGGAACACAGCGAAGAAAAGAATCAGGCGTACCAACCTACGCAAGCAAGGACGAATATGACAAGGGGTTTGCGACTCCCGCTAAGCGATAGAGAAGCAAAGAACTTGATTTATGGCTTCTATAAAAGAGAAGTCGAAGTAAGGAAACGTATCTTTCAGTTTACGAAAGAGTTGCGGAACAATATTTCCCGTATTGGCGATTTTCTTACTGTTGAAGACAACTTCTATGGGCTCTTTATCCCCGGTACAGTCGGTAACGGCAAAACCACTATGATGAGAGCCATAAAGGATTTGCTCGTATACCTAATAGACAAAGAAAAAATAATCTATTGCGAGGGAGACAAATATCCAACTTTTATTACTGCAAGAGAGTTGGCAGAGTTGTCATGTGATAGAAGTGCTTTAAGAATCGTTAAGAACACGAAATATTTGTTCATTGATGATTTAGGAGCAGAACCTGTAGAAATCTCCAATTACGGAAATTTTATATACCCCTACATTGACGTACTTGAGTACAGATATGATAGGTTACTACCAACTTTTATCTCTTCTAATTTCAGTGCAAGCGACTTGGGTAATAAGTATGAGAGCGAGCGTGTGACCGATAGAATGAAGGAAATGTTTCAAATTATTAGCTTTAAGGAGGAGTCATTCAGATGAGCACAGATACAAAAAATGCCTCACTAATAAATGATATTGGAGAAGAGAAGTTTGTAATAGGCTGCTTGCTTATGGATCAGACTGCATACACAATTGCGAGTCAGCATTTGACTGACGACTGTTTTTACGACAGCACATGTAAGAGCATCTGGAAGGCCATAGACATGATGGGCAAAAATGGCATCCCAATAGACCTAATTACGGTTTCAGCCGAATTGGCGAAGAAAAAAGAGCGGATTTCGGCGATAGACCTTGTAAACATCATGTCTATGGTTGCATCTACCGCAGGGATGGAATATCATATTATACGCCTCGTTGATTTAAGCAGGAGACGCAAGATGTGGCTGATAGGACAAAAACTATCAAACGTTGGGCTTTCAGAAGAAATACCCACAGCAGATGCACATCAGCAAGCAATAGATGGCATAAACGGTGTTTTTGAGCAAGCGGAAGGTGTCTTTACGCTTGAAGATTCCATGAAGTGTTTGAATAGCATTATCAGCTTAAACATGAAGCATGGCGGTGTTACTACTGGCACTAAGACAGGATTTGCACCATTTGATGCAAAGGGTGGACTGCAAAAATCGGATTTGATAATCATAGCCGGCGAGACTTCAATGGGAAAGAGTTCACTCGCGTTGACAATAACAAGACATGCGATAGAGACAAACGAAAAGGTCGCGTTCTATTCCATGGAGATGACCAAGGAACAATTGGCAGCTCGAATGATTTCGGCAAAAACAAACATACCTGCAAATACAATACTTTACTCAGGAAATATGTCTTCAGAAGAAATAAAGATGATAGACGAAGCACGGGGCGCACTTCCTGGAAAGAACCTTTTCTTCGACGATAAGAGCACATCAAACATAGACTCCATTTTATTATCAATAAGAATGATGAAAATGAAATCTGACATAGGCGGAGCTGTAGTTGACTATCTTCAAATACTCAACGTAAATTCTAAAAACACAAGCTTTAGTCGAGAACAAGCGATGGGTGACGCTGCACGTAGGTTCAAAAACCTAGCAAAAGAACTCGGTATTTGGATAATAGCACTAAGTCAATTATCACGCGATAGTAACAATCCTGAGCCGAACCTAAACCGCCTTAGAGACAGTGGACAGATAGGAGAAGCAGCAGATATAGTGATGCTCATATACCGACCAGAATATTACAATCGAAGTTATCCTGCCCCATATGACAATCGTGAAGAATATCCAATTGAAGGAACAGCAATGATAGATGTAGCGAAAGGAAGAAACATTGGAACATTCAAATTCTTTCTTGGCTTTGACAAAAAGACAACCAATTTCTACATATCCGATTCTTTCTCAAATACGCCGCATCTAACAGACGCAAACGAGCCAATTGAAGAAGACGCACCATTCTGATATTCAGCAAGTTACAAGTTTTAAATTTAGTATTTTTAACTAAAATATCTATTAGTATATTTGCATATATACGAATATGTTAGTACCTTTGCATATAGTTAAGAAGCAGGTAGAATTGACTAACAGGTCGCTACCTAACAAGTTAAACCAATTAAAACATTAAAGATTATGAAAGCAATAAAGATTAACAACTTCTCAGAGTCATTGGTACTCGTTTTCGTTGAGAATAATATAACATTCGCATACAATTGGGGAAACGCAATTGTTATGGGTACAAGCAGCATAGAGAAACTTAAGGCTCGCTTGATGAAAATAGGTGTAGCCCCTTCTGATGTTGAACTTCTTTCTTGCGAGGTGATTGAACTTAACAACGCAAGTGATATATACGATTTTTAACCAATTAAATCCACAATATAATGAATACCATAACATTAGATTTCGAAAAATTAGCAGAAGCAATGGTTGTTTCGTTCAAGTACAACACAAAAGAAGAACATAGAGGCGCATTAGCTATGCTGAGCATGATTGTTGGCAATGGAGATATGTATAACAAGATTTGCGAAATAGCTGAAAAGAAACTCGCAGAAGAAAAGAACAACGAAAAGTAATTAGGGAGATACGGCAATGACAAAAGAAAAAGAAATTCAGATTTTACAATCACTTAAAGGTGATACGTATTTTGCACAGATGTTTGGCGACGACATCGACAGGATGTGTGAGAACATTAGCGTTGATTTTGCAATCGAGAGCGGCTGTAAGTTTAACACAAAAGCCGAGGTTTTACAAAAGGAGCTTAAAGAACAAAAGGAGCAAGCGAAGCAGGAGGCATTGGATTTTGCTTACTGCATCATCCTAGCTTTTCGCGAAGGAGACGGTGTGCGCGACAAGGTTTATCAGACGATAGAATCTCACATCGGTATTGATGAGATGATTAAGTTCAAGCACTCACAAAAAATAGAGCTTTCCGATACGGAAATCAACTACCTGGTCGGCAAGCTTAGATAACAGTTTATACCATCCGTGCTGCGATGTGGCGCACAAGTAGTTCGAGCCTACGCACGGAACAAAGGCATCATTAGCCTTAGGCAGTCTTACAGATTTTCGGTTATCAATTACCTTTGAGCCGTTTCCTGCCTCGTAAACAAAGAAAGGACTGAAAGGGGAAAGGGTGAGGTGAACACTAAACACAGCAGGAAAGGGTGCTCAATCCCACCGCCAAACCTTGGTGATGGCGCAAAATCACAAGGCGTGAGAAAACATGAAAAATCCCGAGTGGCGCACGGCTATGCGTCACGTTGAAACAAACGTTAAGTAGAAGACGATAACTTAAAATAATCCGTTGGGCGAAAACGTTAAGCGCATTTAAATATTCACTCAAAACATATACAAAATGGAAACAGCATCAATAATTGTAGAAATTGGAACTATTTGCAACGGCAATATCGTAAAAAATAAAGTTACGTTACAAATACCGAGAGAGGCAGCGGTGATAATAAGCGAGGCTTGGAACAACGATGAGCTGCCGCAGCGCGAAGCTATTGTGGCGCACAATCTTTTGGGCAACCAGTTTGCACACTGCGACCTTGTGATTGATAACGGCATCGGTGGAGGTATGCTTAATATGGTAAAAGAAAACACTGACCACGAGAAGTATTTCAGTGCTGAAGAATACGAAAAAGAAGAGTAAATGGCAGCATTAAACATTAATACACGATACAACTGTGAAACGTGTGAAGCAGCCGACAAATACGGTAGAGGATGTAAGCATGGACTTATGTTTCCTGTCCTGCTGGCTATGATGAAAGCTTACAATTGTCCCAATTATAAATTCAAAAACAAAGAATAATATGATAGAAATTCCAAAGTCAAATGCCCGTGAGCAACAGGAAAACGAACTTGCATCATGGGTGCTCGAGAAGCTGGAGACAAGAAACGAAGTACAAATTTTACAGCGAACCGATGGTTGTTGCGCAGGAAATTGGGTTGGTAGTTTGCCTAATGAAGAATGGCACACATCGTCTTTTGAAGCGGTGGAAAACGTTGTACGAGCGTTTCGCCGACAAGGATATTCTGTTACCGAGCATTGCTCGATGCGTTACCCAAGTGCTTATATAAACTTTAGAAAATAACGATATGGCTACAGTTAGAAAACCACAAGAAGCACCGACATCGTCTCCAGCTTGCACGCAAGAAATACCTACATTATCGTCCGTCTACGTTGTCGTTGGCGAGTCTTACGACCAGATGGAGGACAACGAAAAGGATGTAATAAATATCCGGCACGGTATTCTTCGCATCTTTGCAACTAAGGAGGATGTAAAAGCTTACATACAAAAGTATTTCGACGAAGCTTTCCCTGACGACGCAACGCTTTACACGCTGGAAGATAAAAAAGGACTGTACAAAGCAAAGATAACCGTAAAGGTTCGAAATAACTTAAAAAGCGCCGTTTCGTGTGAAGGTAGTCTTGAAGGTCGCGTCTACAACCTAAGTATAGAAGCTTACGAGGTCGACATCACTACCGGCACCGACGGACTGGTTGGCGACGACGATTTAGATGATGCCTTGTATGAATAAAAAAATATATACACCACAAATGTTGGCAGAACATTTTAAGGTAACTACACTTAATCCATACAGTATAAGGTTTCAGGAGCCTGTAAATGTTCAAGGGAGAAAGAGATACAATAAAGCTGAAGCCGTTAGTTTATCTGTAACAGAAAACAGAAAATTCGGTTTTTCATCTGTAGTTCATGTCATCGTGGATGGACATTACAGAAAAGTTAATTGGGATAAACTTTCAGACAGCGAAAAAATACTAATACAAAACAAATTAAATATATAAAAAGATGGTAAAAGGGACTGAAACGTTCAAGAAAGTAATAAAAGGCTATCTTGATAATAGGGCAGCCAATGACGATTTGTTTGCTGCACGTTATAACAATAAGGATAAGTCAATTGACGAATGTTGCGATTATATAATCGAGCAGGTAAAGAAAACAGGATGCAATGGATTTGTCGATGAAGAAATATTTGGCATGGCAATTCACTATTATGACGAAGACGGTATAAAACCGCAATGTAGCCATTCTGCATGCTCTGTTATAGTAAACCTTTCTGACCACACGAAAGAACAACTCGAACAAAAAGCGAAAGAAGAATTTCAAGACAGATATCTCGCCAAGCTTGAGGCAGAGGATAAAGCTAAAAAAGAATCAGCGAGGCGCAAGGCTCAAGAAAAGAAACAAAAAGAAGAGGCGGCTGGTCAGCTTAGCCTGTTTGATATCTAAATCTAAAAAAAATGAAGCCACGAAACAAATTAGAAAGGGAGGTAGTGGAACTATCTGCTAAGCTCCCAATTATATCCCAACATCAAGAAAAATGGGCAAAAGAACGCCTTATTAGAATAGAAGAGGCTTATAATCGTTCATCACGTATAACAGTCAGTTCTTTTCTTGTTATAACAACATACAAAGGGTGGCAAGTAATAAGGTATTACATGATGTACACAAAGGTTGCCTATCATAAGGCTATAAAAACTTGGTTCGTAGAGTGTTTTCAACATTGGCTAAAAGACGGGAAATACGTTTTTCTTTCGAAACCGAGAGCAATGGGATATATAAACGATGCTTTTATACCATTTGCAGAAATGACAATAAAGCGTGATTATTGCTCTTACCTTGGTGATCCTCGTGATGTTTGTGGGTGGTCTGTAGTTTACTATGCAAGACTTCAACCCAAATACAAATATATATTGCAAAATAGAAAGGACATTGACGTTGATGTATTATTACGCACCGTTAATGCAAGCCCATATAACGAAACACTTCTTCGCAAATATCCTAAAGTATGGGTAGAAAGCAGGACTAAGGGCTTTATATATGACACCGAAAAAACTGCGGCAATCAAGATAGCAATACGACACAAGTATAGGACAACGCCAGAATGGTACGATATGATAGATAACCTCGCATATCTTAAAAAAGACTTACATAATCCAGCATTTGTGTGCCCGGCAAACTTACATGAAGCTCATGACAAATGGATGGCAGCAGCTCAAAAAAAGAGAGAACGCATGTCAGACAAAATGACAAAGTTAAGACAAATAGCAGAAGAAAAGGCAGAGCTTCGACGTTTAGAAGAGGCGGAGAAATATAATGAGAAGCTACGCAATGAAGCCAAATCTCTATCGGCACTATATATTAAAAAACGGGAACGCTACTTCGACATAGATATTACAGATGGTATTATACACATCCAAGTTCTAAAGTCAGTGGATGAATTTTTCGAAGAAGGCAAAGAAATGTGTCACTGTGTTTTTTCAAATAGATATTATGATATAAATAGAAAGCCGAATTGCCTTATATTATCAGCCAGGATAAATGGCAAACGAACAGAGACGATAGAGGTGGATTTATACTCTAATTTAGTAATTCAATGCCGCGGAAAGCACAATATGGATAGCAAATACCACAAACAGATTATGAACTTAATCAACTCTAATATGTGGCAGATAAAACTATTACATGAACACCATGCAAATGCTGTATAAAAATGGCGTTTTTGATTAAAACAACCCTTGATATATTTGCATATATGCAAATATATTAGTACCTTTGTATATAGAAAGTTGGAAGTTAGATTTGATTGTCCAAATCATCCGAATAAGTTAAACCAATTAAATTCAGTGTAATATAAATACAAAATAAAAAGTCCAGACATCCACAAAGCGGAGACAAATAATGTTAAATTATTGTTAAATATTAATATATATCACAACATATATCAAAATAATCACTATTTTTGCAATCAAATGACATACGACTACGACAAATTAAGAGAGTACGTTAAACGATGTAATTGGTGTTGGGCTCAGTCTATGATAGAAGTGCCGCATGAATACATTCATCGTGACAAGTGCGCATTGACTCGCGAAGAGTTCTATTATTTCGTTAGCGCCCAGCGTGAAAACGGAATACACGAACGATGGGGTAAATACAATTTCCCATATCTTTACCTGGACGGATACAAGTATTGGACAATGGGAGACCCATTTGAAACCACTTGGATTTTAAATCGCCAGAAGGTTTTCAACGAATTTGACTTTCTCGACTGGCCGATTCCAAGACTTCATACAAACCAAGAAATGGACATGATGGCGAAAACCATTTTGTATTCATTTAAAGAAAAGAAGGTTTTTGAGGCTGGAATAGGAAATGGCGATTTCGTGAAGTTGTCTAAAATCCGACCGGAAATGTATTATGGGGTTGACCCTAGCAAAAAGTCAATATTGCAGTTCCGTGCGAACGCATTCGGATTTTATAGAAGGTGCTCTACAAAGTCATTCGAAGAGTCAATCAACAAATGGCTTTCAGCAGACAGCGTCGTAATTTCCCTATTTGGAACAGCATCGTATTTCATGCATCAGTATCTAGAGAAACTTGGTAAGAGTGGGATTGATTACTGTTTGATGTTTTATCGAGAGGACTTCGAACCTGAAGAGTTCAAAGATATGCATCACTTTAAGTACGACCGGGTACAATTGAAGTCAATGTTCCCAGGCTGCAATCTCTACAACCACCAAAAATACATAACAATATCAAACAAAAAGTTAGTTTGGCAGCAACCGACAATAGAAAATGAATTATTCCCAGTATGATGACATAGCAGTCAATTATGACAACCTCTTTCGTGATGAAAGTAGTTTAGTCGAGAACCGTGAGGTGGGAGCGATGCTTCCACCTCTCAAAGGTTCTGTCTTAGATATCGGTTGTGGAACAGGATTGCTAACGGAGGTATACGACATATCTCCACAGGATTATTTGGGCATCGATCCTAGTATTGGAATGTTAACACAGTTCCGCAAGAAACATCCAGAGTTTGCAGAACGTCTTGTAAACGAACCGTTCACTGGCAAAAACATAGATTGTAAAAAGTTTGATAATATTGTCGCTATGTTCGGTTCTCCGTCATACTTGTCAGGTTACGCCATAGTAGCTATATCTAAGAGCAATGCCCGTAAGTTTCTTATGTTCTACAAGGAGGGTTATCATCCTGTCACATATGAAAAATGCGATGTCGAGTTTTCACATAATGTGTATTCAAAGAAATCCCTTATTCATTTGTTTGGAGAAAATAACGTATCAGAATATCACAACTATATAATTGTAAATAGCCAATGAAACAGAAAGGGTTGCGTTATGATGGAAGTATTGATAAATACCCCATAACAGAAGGAGAAGTCTATTGTTTGGACAATGGAAGTAAAATCACCATTGCTGATATTACATTAGAGCTTCCTGAGTTTTCGGAAAAGGCAGATTGTGTGTTTATTGACCCTGCTGGAAACAAGGGTGTTCTAAAGGCTTACTATACAAAAGCGGAAAAAGAATGCCCAGTCCAAAGCTTTGACGAGTTTGTTACACACATTAAAAAATGTATCGAACAAATAAAACCAGACAGGCTTTTTGTAGAGTGCTTTGCTCGTAATAAGACTCAAATTATCAAAATGGTCGAGTCTTTATTCCCATGTGTTAAAATTTACAACAACACATATTACCACAGTCCTAAAAATGCTTGTTGGATAGTACAAGGAACAAAACAGCCAGAGGATTGGAAACTTGAAGGAATGGATGAATGGGAAGCCGTTTTCAAAATATGTGAAGATGTTCCTTTCAAAGCCATAACAGATTTCTTCTTGGGACAAGGGCTCGTCGCTGAGGCAGCTTTTAATGCCGGTAAGGTATTTTATGGAAGCGACATGAATCGCAATAGACTTGCCGTTGCTATAAACCGCATAGCAAAACGAGGAGGAGATTGGACAATAAACAAATAAAAATCCTATGATAAAGCTATCACAAATTATTATCCTTAACGTTCCCAAAAGAGAACGTGAGGGCAAGTATCTAAAAAAACTTATAGAGACAAGTGCTAAGCCTTTTGGTATAGAGGTAAGTATTTCCATGGATAGAGGTTTAGGATTGTGGGATAATTACTCAAGAGCGCTAACGCAGGATGTAGCCGAGGGAACACACAGAATGATTATCCATGATGATATATCTTTTGACAGAAACATCCTCGAGAAAATACTTTACATCCTTTCTCATGCCCCTGAGCACAACATTATCAGTTTTTACAATCCAACCAATGGAGATTATATGGACTGCTTTAATAAAGGCAAGCATGTAATCTCAACAAAGACAAACTTTTGGCTACAGGCAAGTGTTTACCCAAACGACTTGGCGAAGGATTTCGTAGAGACATCTAATAAAATGACTGATGACCAAACCAGATATGACGACTCACGACTTAAAGCATATTTGCAGGCGAAAGGAACGTGTCTGTATGCTATCGTTCCCGGTTTGGTTCAGCATTTTGGTGCATACAGAAGCACTTTTGGGAATCCAGGTTCCGTCGGAGGGATACAGCGCTATAGCAACACATATAACAACCAGTTAGATGTAAAGACTATCAATTGGGAAGAGGAATTTAAAACTCCATATCTCGCAAAATCAAGCAAAGATTGGGTCAAAGAAATAGTAAATAAGGAATTTTTCGATGAATACAAGAAACTCTAAAGAAAACCTTGCTTTAAAATTGGCGAAAGACAATATAGAGGTAGAACAGGTGAAACCACTGCATATTGACTACATTAAAGTTGATGACATTTATCCAAATGACTACAACCCCAACACTCATGATGCAGATAGCTTTGACTTGCTCGTAAAGTCCTTGCTTTATTTTGGCTTTACCCAACCTATCGTTGTTAATCGCTCTACAATGCAGATTGTGGATGGAGAAAACCGCTACAGAGCCGCTTGCGTAATTGGATATGAAATGGTTCCAGTTTGTTTTGTTGACTTCGATGAAGAAAAACTTAAATATGCGACTATTATGCACAATGCCGCACGTGGACATAATAATAACGAAATGATGACTAAGTTAAAAAATTACTTGGATACCCATTTCGACAACTCCAGTGACAAAGTACTCTTAAATAACAGGAAGAAATGATATTTTATAGTGACAAGAATGTTTACGAAGCGGCTCTTGAGAGATTTAGATACATCTTTAAAGAGTTTTATGGCAAACGCAAGATTGTTGTAACAATGTCTGGCGGTAAGGATTCGACTGTAGTCCTAAATCTCGCCCATGAGGTTATGCAAGAAATGGGAATAGAGAAAATACCGGTTCTTTTCTTAGACCAAGAGGCTGAAACACCAATGACAATTGAATACGTACGATACATCATGCATCTTCCGTGGGTTGAGCCGTATTGGATTCAGTCGTATTTCCAAGAATGGAACGCCTCAAAGGGAGAGTGGTTCAACGTATGGGGGCCAGGAGAAAAGTGGATTCGCGAAAAAGAGCCGGATTCTTATGGTGACTTGGAGATACCGCACAACCAGTATTTCTCCAAGACCCTTGATCAGGTGCACAGAATGTTATTTGGAAAAGACTACCTTACTTTGGGTGGTGTACGAATTGAGGAGTCGCCTGCAAGATTGTCGGGTCTTACAAGGGGAGAGTGCCTTCCAGGCATCACATGGGGAGGAGGCGGTGGATATTACAAAGACGGAACCCCAAGAAGTCTTGTTCTCTACCCTATTTGGGATTGGAAGGTATATGATGTGTGGTATTACATCTTCAGCAATAAGCTTCCGTACTGCAAACTCTACAATTATCAATTCACACAAAAACCGTTACGAGCGTGTAGAGTTAGCTCGTTAATCCACGAGCAAGCTATACACGACCTTGGATTTATTAAGGAGGTAGATCCGTGGTTTTATGATAAACTTGTCAGACGAGTTGCCAATGTCAATACATCTGTACACGCTTTTAACGATGTGGCGAATTATTGTTACAACCTACCTCCTTATTTCAAGGATTGGGACGAATACGTTGACTACCTTGCCGATAACCTTTGTGAAGACAAGAAGAATGCGGAAACTATTAAAAGGGGATATCGCTCAGCAAAAAAACGCAACACAGCGAAAGCTGGACATTGTCAAGAGTGCGTTGATTACGTAATACATCAGATAGGCTTCACAAGCGCAGTTTGTGTTATTGCTGAGGATTTTGGCATGAAGAGAATACAGAGCGTTGAGCGCTCACTACGGCAGTATTTGAGTGACAATTATGTTAAAATAGAAAAAGCTAATAAAGAATATGAATCTTCAAGAAAACATAAAGAAGGAGTTTGACGCAGCGAAAGACAAGCTGCAGTTCTTAAACGACCTTAGAAAATACATAAGCTCTTTGTCTCCAGAGAAAGTAAACCCGGTTGACTGTGTACTTTGGGTAGACAAAGACATGGTGGTTGCCAATAACTATAACCCAAACCATGTTGCCGACAAAGAAATGCGACTTCTTTATACATCGGTAAGAGAGGACGGATACACTATGCCTATCGTCACCATTTGGGATGAGAAACTACAGAAGTACGTAATCATTGACGGATTCCACAGAAATCTCGTTATCCGCAAATTTGCTGACATAAACGAGCGTTGTGGCGGAAGATTGCCTATCGTAGTGCTCGACAAGGACATTGACCAGCGAATGGCATCTACCGTCCGCCATAACAGAGCGCGAGGAAGTCATTCTGTCGACGGTATGGTGAACATTGTTTTCAATATGCTTCGTGACGGAAAGTCAGAGCGTGAGATTTGTGAGCAGGTAGGACTTGAACAAAAGGAGCTCGTAAAGCTAAAATACGTGACAGGTTTTGCCAAAATATTTAAAAACTACAAGTACAACGCCGCAATTGAAAAAGTCGTAGATGAGAGGCGTGTGGCAAGAGAAACAGCAAAGAAAGGAGAAACAGAATGAAAGTAAAATCAGTTAAGCTAAGCGAGATTTACCCTTATTACGATAATCCTCGCGACAACACAAATGCCGTAGAGCCTACAAAGGAGAGCATTAGGCGATTCGGTTTTGTAAAGCCGATTTTGGTAGATAAAGCAGGAGTTATCATTGCCGGTCACACACGTTACGTCGCAGCTTATCAATTAGGCATGGAGTACGTTCCTGTTGTATATTCCAGCATGGATGATGAGATGGCGAAGAAGTATCGCATCCTTGATAATAAACTTGCCGAAAAGTCATCATTTGACGAAGACCAGCTCTTGGAAGAGTTGCGAAATATGGAAGTGCCAACAGAAATGCAGGTCTTCTTCTTCGAGGATATAGACCAAATGCTTAATTTCTCCTTTGATTCAATTAGTCAGCAAGCAGAGGAATACGGTGGCTTCCAAGATGATTATTCATCAGTTGATAACGAAAATTTAGAAGCCACATCATCTGAAACAGAAACTACATCTACCGACGAAGAGGAGGAAGACCCCGCAAAAGACCTATTCGTACTAAAAGAACGCGAAGATGGAAGCCACTACATGAAGGTTGTTTGTCCATTCTGCGGCAATATGGAAACCATTGAAATAGAGGAGGTATAATATGTCAGACATAAGAATCAACGATACTATCATAGAACTGCCAATTGAAAGCATCATACCGCATGATGGTTCGCACAAAACAGACGAAAATGCAGTTAGTGCTCTTATTCAGTCGATAAAAGACTTCGGTATTACGCAGCCCATCTCGATTGATAAAAACAACGTTATTGTAACTGGCAATGGAGTATACAAAGCGGCTAAGGCTTTGGGAATTGACAAAATTCCGTGCATACGTGTAGGCTATCTCACAGACGAGCAGATACAGCAGTATCGTATTGCAGACGACAAAACATCAGAGTTCGCAACATGGAACGAGAAAAAGCTCCGTAAAGAATTATCTTATTTAGGCGATCCGAACAGCTTACAGTATGCGTTCGACGAAAGCATAACTAACATGCTCGGTCTTAATGCCAAGCCTAAGGCCCCAAAAACAGTCACCGTTCCAACAAAGGAAGAAACAAATCATTCTGTTAAAAAAGTAATTACCGAGGAGCAAAAGGATCAGAAGTTCAAAGAGGAGTTGAAGGGTGTGGAAGAGACCATTCAAGTTAAGCCCTCAGAATACTACGAATATCATTGCTCGAATTGCGGCAAACTTGTAAAAGTAAAGAAGCCATGACACAAGAAACATCACAGCAGAAGACAAAATCGTTCGTGCATAGGATTCCAAACCCAGTTGGCAGACCTTTTAAAATAAAGTCTGCCTCCGAACTTTGGGAAAAGTTTGTGGCTTACTGTGATGATGTTGAAAACAACCCCTGGCAAGTAAAGACCGGCAGTAACTCTATTGCTGGAGACAATGGTAGGCAAAGCAATACTATGCGACAAGAAGTACGTGTTATGCAAAGAGCATACACTCTTTATGGGTTTTGTGCTTTTTGTGGCATAGTCCAAAAATGGGCTGACTTCAAGCGTGGTAACATGAAACGTAAAGGTTTTGAGCCTGTTATTATGCAGATTGAGAATGTCGTTGCATCACAACAGCTTGATGGTGCGCTAATTCATCAATTTGACAGTAACATTGTTGCCCGGCTGAATGGTCTTGCCGACAAGCACATCCAGGAAGTCACTGGTAAAGATGGTGAAGAATTCAAATTCCCGAAATTATCTATTGACGATATTAACGAACTGAAAGATATAAATGGATTTTGAAAAGCAACGGTTTCTCCATAGGCAGCTATTAGCGTCTTCGCTATTGCAGTTTACTACTAAGATGTTCGCCTACACGGCTCGCAGAGAGTACGTCGTAGGCGAACATCATAAGATTATATGCGATGCGTTAATGGACGTTATAAAGGGCAGGACGAATAAACTCATTATAAACATATCGCCACGTTACGGAAAAACGTTACTTTGTTCCCAAATGTTTATCGCCTATGGACTAGCACTAAACCCGGCATCAAAATTTTTGCACATTTCTTATTCAGGAAGCTTGGTTCAAGAAAATTCCATGGCGGTGAAAGACACAATAACTTCAACATATTTTCAGGCACTTTTCCCAGAAGTACAAATAAGGAAGAACGATAACACACGTGCTAAATGGAGCACTACAGCAGGAGGGGGCGAGTATGCCACATCTACCCTTGGACAGATTACCGGTTTTGGTGCTGGTCAAGCAGAAATGACAGAGGAGGAGCTAAAGAACATAGATGACTTTACTGCACAGTTCAATCCAGACCATTTTGCAGGCGCAATAGTTATAGATGACCCATTGCGCCCAGATGATGCTCTTTCTGATAATGTAAGAGAGTCTATCAACAGACGATTTGAGACTACCATAAGAAACCGTGTAAACTCACGTAAGACACCAATTATCATAATTATGCAGCGATTGCATGAGCATGACCTATGCGGATATTTGCAAGAAATTGAGCCAAACGAATGGACTGTTGTATCATTACCTGTTATTAAACGTGACGAAGACGGCACAGAGCACGCATTATGGCCTTTCAAACATACACTTGAAGAGTTGTATAAAATCAAGCACGCCAGCGAGTTTGTGTTTGAAACCCAATATATGCAGAACCCAACCCCAATGGAGGGACTCATGTATCATGTCTTTAGAACGTATGATGCACTGCCAGAAAGGAGAAAGGCACGTATGCTTGGAAATTATACAGACTCTGCAGACACTGGTTTCGATTTTCTGTGCTCTATATGTTTCGATGCGCATGATGATGGATATTATGTAACAGACGTATTGTACACCAAACGTCCAATGGAGTTTACAGAGCCTGCACAAGCTAATATGCTTAAACGAAATAAGACAGACATTTGTTTTGTGGAAAGCAATAATGGAGGTCGTTCATTCGCCCGAAACGTCGAACGCCTTACAAAAGAGTACGGTAATCGAAAAACAATATTCGTAACATTTACTCAGTCTAAGAACAAACAGATACGAATATTCACACGTTCGAGTGAAGTAAATAACCGACTCGTCTTCCCCTCTAACTGGGAACAGCTATGGCCAGAGTTTGCACATGACTTAAAAGCATATCGCAAGGAGGGATATAACGCTCATGATGATGCTCCTGACGCAGCGACAGGAATTATAGAGAAATGCGAAGAATGGCTAAACAACATCTCGGACGAACAGATTATGAGAGACTTTTTGTAAGCACCAAAGCCGCATGGGATTTATTCCGTGCGGCTTATTCTTTTCGGTTCGTGCAATTATGGTTATGCCGGATTTAGAAAATCATATAAGCCATATAAACCACTGATAACCAGCGGTTTATTTAGTATTTTTAACTAAAATATCTATTAGTATATTTGCATATATACGAATATGTTAGTACCTTTGTATATAGTTAAGAAACAGGTAGAATTGACTAACAGGTCGCTACCTAACAAGTTAAACCAATTAAATTCAGAAGAGATGTCGGAAACAAAATGCACAACTTACAAAAATCATGTTATCCAGAAGTTTGAGGATAGCGACGGGTTTGTATCAGTACTTATCGACTTCAAGATAGAGGCTGTTACACTAAATAACGCAAAGAGAATTATCAATACTGGTTGTTCAATCTATAACTATTAAAACTATGAGCAAGGTTTCTATTTTCAAGATCAGGATAGTTAAGGCTATCAAGAGCGGAAACAACGAAGAGCGATACATTGCTGAAGCATGCAAGGTCGGATATAACATTTTCGACTTCCATGCAGCGATGAAGCTGTTGCAGAGAGAACGAATGATAAAGTACAACGAAACTATCGAAGGTTACCAATTATGCAATCAATAATCATAACGGCAGATGGTCTACAAAAGAAAGTAGACCCTGCTAACGGAAAGGACTTCTCGCTTAAAGAACTAAACGAGATTGTAGATGGATATATAGAAATTCTACATATAGGTGATAAGCTTCTTGTATGCAACGAAGAAGGAAAGCTCCAGAATCTTTCGTATAATGCTATAGCGACACGTATTATTAATGCCGTCGGTATAAAAGATTATATCGTTGGAAATGTATTATTTTGCGATAAAGACAAAATCAAATAACTATGAACAAAGAACAATTGAAAAGATACCTCATTGACGAGGCAGAACACAAAGAAGCAAGAGTTAACGAGATGGACGCATGGGAACTGTTCGACCGATACCTTAAGTGGAACGGAATCTGCGGATACACAAGCGACATCATAGAAGCCTTTAAGGCCGCGTTTGAAGATGAAATACTATTCGACGATACGGAGGACTAAGTTATGGGATGTTTCAGTTGGTTTACGATGGATACACACCATCGAATTGTGAACTGTGATTTGTACACCGTATACCTCGTAGATGACAAGGGCAATAAATGGAAGGAAAATTGCTACGAAGGATATGGAGTATTCGGAGGCAAGGATTTTTATGAATTGTTAGCCGAAATGAATGGTTATGAGTTCAAAGATTATGGAGATGGCGAAGGGTATGTTATTCATGGTGGCAAGAAATACGTATCAAACAACGTGTGGGAAGACGCAAGACTCATAGGAATAGAATTGGCTTTCGGAGAAGAACCAGGTGGAAAATGTAAATACCCATATGGTAATAATCCAACTTTGAATTGGCCAGCTATAACAGAGAGCGGCGAATATATTAAAGGAATACCAGAAATGGATCCTGAACAAGGGTTTATAAAAGACGATAACGAAGAGGAGGACTGGACATGAAGCCAATGCTCGCTACAAAATACAATAAAGCACAGGTTAAATTCCCGTGCTTTGTTCAACCAAAGTACGACGGAGTACGTTGTCTTCTATATGAAGATGGTGATGGATTTATACACTTAGAGTCAAGGGGCGGTAAGGAATACAATGTTCCACAAATCAAAGATTGGGCAGAGCATCACAGAAGATACCTGCCATTGGATGGTGAGATATACAGCCATAAAGAACTCACATTTCAGCAAATTTGTTCTGCAGTAAAATGCAAAACTGAGCTAACGGACAAGCTCAAAATGGTTGTATACGACAAACCAGTAAAAGAGCAAGGGTTCGAAACGCGCTTTGTAAACCTGCAATGTGAGATACCAGCAGATAAAACCATTTGGCCAGTGTATCGCTCTAATACATACATGTGTCACTCCGAAGAACAAATAAAAGAGTTACACGATAAGTTTGTAAGGCAAGGATATGAGGGAGCTATAATACGCAATATAGGACACGGGTATGTAGAAGGACTAAGCAATGACCTGATGAAATTAAAAGTGTTTGACACAACGGAGTTTGAAGTTGTTGATGTATTGGAAGCAGGAGGCAACGATTCTGGTACGGCTATATTTGTGCTAAAAGCGGAAAACTCCAACTTCTGTGCACGTCCTACTGGTTCCAGGGAACTTCGTGCTAAGTACCTCAATGAGAGAAACAAGTTAATAGGAAAGAAGGCTACCATACAGCATCAAGGATATACCGATGCGATGGTTCCTCGTTTCCCAGTAATGATAAATATTAGAGACTATGAATGAAACGATAGAAAAAGTTGCCAAACTATGTGGCTGGAAGGTCTATATTGACAATACGATTTTTGAATTTGAAAAAATGATAGGAACTCAGGATTTTGTGTTTGCCATATCATACAAAGAAGAGAGCTTGCAATCATTTGTCTTTCAAATAGAAAATTACCTAAAGAACTTTGATGTGGATTATGAAACATCAATATGGATTGGGAAAGATGGCCACGGAAAAAACGGAGCACCATACCATATAAAAGACATATTAGACGAAATGTATTCAGCAAAAGAGCAAATAGCAACATTGCTATACGAGCTAAAAAGGAAACTATGAAAGAATTTAGAAATTACCAAAAGGTAACACGCAAACAGCTTGAAGAAGCTTATGCAGAAGAAATGGAATGGTATAAAGCGAATCACATTAAGCGCGATTTCGACAAGTACACGGAATGTTTCTGGCTTCTATTCAATGATGGAGCAAATTCCTATATGTGGGCAATAGACACCGTGTGCGAAAATTTTCCTGAATGCAACAGAACCGAGCTTGAAAACGTATTGGACAAGTACATTTAGTAATTAAAAATAAATCAAATATGAATAGTTACAAAATTTACATTAAAGAAACACTCAGTCGTATCGTTGATATAAAAGCAGAATCACCACAAGATGCCTTGAAAGAGGTCAAACGTATGTATCGACACGAAGAAATTGTTCTCGACGATGGAGATTACGATGGTGTCGATTTTAATATAGTGTAAAAAATTGGTTTAACACAATAATTTCTGACTTGATGCGTTAGTATTAGAAAGCACTAACTAAAGCTGAGCTAACGGCATGACGGGCGCATCATTTATGGGAAATAATCAATTTATGGCTGGAGGCATGTTGCCTGCAGGAGATGTAAAACCTGCGAGTAGTCAAAAGAAAACAGTGGAAGACAATACGGAAGTAGCAGATTGGATAAGCCGATTTGCAAAACTTGGAACAATAATTTCCTTGTTGTTCGTTTTTTGCATACCGTTCTTTATCCTTACTGATGAAGATTTGACGTTTGCTTCGGCATTGCCGGTTCTTATGACAGCAATAACGAGTTTAATCGCATCTGTAGGCATGCTCGGTTTTTCGTGGGTTGTGAGGGCATGTATTGTATATCTTAATAATAACGGACATATCACAAAATAGAGAAATACAATACCACATTACGCAAAGATGATGGTATCATCATGATACTCAATATCGGATACAGGCATGAAGATTTTAACCAGTACGTTAAGCCATCAGCACACCGCAACAAGGGAAACTGGGATTCACAAATAAAATAATATTATAATACTTTCTTGCAGAAACAAAAAAAAATGCGTACCTTTACACCAGTAAAGCTGATTAAATATAAAATGGGTTGGCACTTCCTCGGCGTAACCCCCAAAAGCTCCGGTCGCCAACCCTACAAATTCAAACGAAAGATAAAGGTACAATAAAAGGCATCGTAAAAGAAGCGAAAATTAAGTCCAAGATTAGATGAGGGTAGGGACACCTCTATGGTCTACCCCCGTCTTGCTTCTTTACGGTGTCTCGTGTTTTATTAGAAGTTATATTCTTTTATTTCCAGAATACCATCACGTAGTATAGCGCATAAAACGTTTCTCAAAGGAGTATTAGAGTTATTGCTTTTTAGTACTCCCAACATTCGCTTGTATCCATCTATAAGCTTCTCTTCTTCAAACATAGAAGGCTCGTGGAAATATAAGCAAACATCATGATATTCGGCTGCGACATCTTCTCTTAAGTTGAATTTCTTTAATTGCCGACTCTTGTTTAGCAGTTGGTTTCTATAATCCACGGTGTTACTAGTAATAGATGCCAAGTCCATCAAGCGGCCGTCTAAAACCATGTCAAGAGCAGCCATCTCTTTCCCCGTTTTGTCTTTCTTACCTTCTTCGCAAAATATAACACTATGTCCATCAGAAAATGCCTTTTCTAAAAATTCATTTTCTAAATCGTCACCATCCATCGTTCCGTTAAAAAAGTCTTTTGCAGTATAGTTGTGCTTGTTATGACTTATGTGAACAGCTTTGACGCCACCTGCGGAATTTATTTCAACATCCTTATAGTTTGTATCATTCTTGAGTTTCTGATACTCGTTTCTTTTTCGAACGACCAAACGCACTTCCTTATCTGCAATAAAATTAGCGTTATCAGCAAGAAAGTAAGGTAAACTTTTATTAGATTTTATCTTATCAGCGTTGTTCGATATCCACTTGTTAAAACTGCTTGGGACATCGGTGTATAATTTCTTCGGGCCTTCGCCCCAATACTCTTCTTCAGTCATTATAACGGGTACAGCGTAGCACATGCAGTTAACGTGCCAACCACTCCAAGGGAAGCCATTGGGGTATTTTCCGGCAAGTTCATCGCACATATCCTCTTTAGGGTGGCTCCCACTTGTTCTGATTTCAATGCCCTTGACAAAATCAAAGCGACGCCAACGTTCCTGCTCTGCAGTGCGATAAGCCATGTTTATCTCGTTGCGAGCGAGTCTAACACTACGATATTCGCACCCTGAAACATCTATCGCTTTACCATATTTCTTCTTGTAATCTTTAGCAAGCGAAGGATAATCATTTAGATATTTACTAACACGTTTACTAAGCTTAACAGCGCTCATACCCTTCTCTATCCCCGTGGCCAATGCTCGCTCCAATGACTTCTTAACATCCTCCCTTTGATTCCAAATACGTTGAGACAGATTCATTCCTTTTATTGTTCGATTCTTGAACGCTTCTTTTGCGGCATTATTCTTCTCGTAGTATGCCTTAACTCGCTTTTGCCCTATACGCCTTGAGTAAGACTTAATGACTCTGCGCACAAGCAAGTCTTGGAGAGTGTTGCTACTTTCCCATTCGTTAGATATTCCACTGTAAACAAGTGTTTGCATATTACTTGAATAGTAATTGAGCAGAGATTTCACTCTACGTTCGGTCTTGGGATAATTAGAAAAAGAAAACTCATCGCTGCCGTCATAACCTACATCAACAGCAAGTTTTGCAGCCTCTTTTGCGAGCATTGCATATATAGCCAACACCTTTCTAGTGTATTGGTTCAGTCTTTTGGACAGGTCTTTGTACGCTTTCTTTTGATTTGGTGTGCTTATTTTTGCCATCACAGCTTATGTTTGAAATATTCGCAGCAATCATGATTTAACAACATACTATGCCTTTGGAAATCACATTTGCAAAGTATTGGTTCATTAAGAAGGCTCATGCTGTGAAATTCACGAGCATGAGCACAATCCTTACAGAAATATTTTATTTTTACACTTCTATTCTTTGTCATTCTTCAGAAAATAGGTTGGACATAGATTGAGCAGACCTTTCACTCTCGGCTTGCTCTTCTTTTTGTATTTCATCGTATGTATCATCAGCGTTGTCGGTAAGGTTAGCCCGGCGTATAGCTTCCTTGTGACTGATAACAGGCTTGTTTCCGTCAGCTTTCATCCATTTTTCTATCTCTGCAGCCTCATCCTCTTGTATAAATGGAGTAATCACATGCTCAATAGAAATTTCATCCAACCGCGAAGCCCAGCTTGTATTCATCTTTGCAAGAAAAGCCTTTATCACATTAGACTCTCTCTCAAAACCTTCTATCCATTTGCCCGCCTCTTCACCGATTTTAAGATGAGCATCCATAAGAAGGGTTTTACGCGAGTCGTACCCAATATTACCAAGAGACTTCATGTTCTCAAATGAAATATCAGGCATTTGTGACTGCATGAAGTATAGTTTAATCAGCGTATCTACGTGATACTTCAAAGCATCAATAGCCTGTTGCCAAGAGACATAACTAACATCGCCATCCTCAGTAACCCTATATACCCGTCGAGTCTCACCTTTATGCTCTTCCCCGACAATAGACCCTGCAACCTTTAATATTGGAGCCGAGTTATATGCTATAACATCACTATTACGAGATATTGTATATTCTATATTCTCACGTATAGGCTTCAGACCCTCCCAACACGGCTCGTTTCGATACCAATAAACCGCCGGTATCTTTTCTATACTTATCTCGTCGCTTATTATAGGCTGCCATCCGTTTGCATTATCTTCTGAGGATAAGCTCCATTTGTAATGATGAGTAGCGGTGAATGTTTCAAAGAAAGTTATCTTTGTATCAGCAACTTTCTTTTCATACTCAAAAGAAAGGGCAAGCAAATCTTCGTATTCATCGAATAAAGGATAAATACGAACACCATCCATAGGTGAAAATGTGCGACATTTAAGTTTGTACTCGCTATCAAAACCATACAGTTTATTCCTCTTCCGCTGCGTATACCAAAGTGTAAACATTTCGCACGAAGCATAAAGGCATTTTGCACGCTTCATATTCTCAGCATCAATATGTGCGTTAGTATAAATCTTTTCTATCGCTTTAGCTATTGATTTAAGAGTGTCGTCATTCCGATCATACGAGTATACACGCTTTACAGGAATAGATACAGTAAATTCAGAAATGCGTCGTGTCAGCAATTTTTCAAGACCGATAGGAATACGTGCCGCCTTCTCTACTGCACCTCCAGGCAGTTCCTTGTCTCGTCGTCCTACTTTATCTTCCACAATTTCGTGAAGACGAGGTTCGTACTCTGTAATTAATTGACTCCAACTTGGAACAGAAACAGATCTCTCTTTTAGCCTACCAATGATAGTAGAAACATCTGTGTGAGAAAAAATTTCATCTAAATCTATCATACTCTTTTCTTGCAAAAATAAAAATATATGCTGAGAAATATTCAAAATTTAGTATTTTTAACTAAAATATCTATTAGTATATTTGCATATATACGAATATATTAGTACCTTTGCATATAGTTAAGAAGCAGGTAGAATTGACTAACAGGTCGCTACCTAACAAGTTAAACCAATTAAAACATTAAAGATTATGAAAGCAATAAAGAACAATGAGTTTAAGAACAAATCAAATGAAACACTTGAAAAGTGTTCACAGAGAGTTTATTCAATACTGAAAGATACTAACTGGAATGTGGAATATGTATATACAACCTACAAAGGCGTTATTTTAAGGATTTGCCTTAACGGAAAAAGAAATACGGAGTTGGATTTAGTTTGGAAGGAGCAAACAAAATACGAAAGCGAGTCATTCACGACAAACGTAAGAACCGCAGGCTCATTTGACCTATTTTCAGGAAACGAATCTGGAACAGAAGCTAACTTTTACAAAGAAGTCGGCATTCTTATTTCAAACGTAGAAGTGCTTTCAAAAATCAAAGAAGCAGCAAAAGATTGCTCCGCAGAAATGGAAACTTTAGAAATAGAATACTCAAAACTCAAAGATAAAGATTAATATGATTACGGCAACAGAACCAGTAGTAAATGCAACGTCACGCTACAGCATAGCTGAAGCTGCAAAAATATTGGGAGTTCATAGAAATTCGATAATGAACTACACGAAATCAGGTTTGTTAAAATGCGGTATCAGAAAAGCTACGAAGCGTAAATTCTACACAGGTATAGAAATCCTAAAATTTTGGAGAGCAAGCATATGAAAGATAAAGATACAGTTTTAAGCATGGTATATACCGTGCTGTTCGTAATAGAGATGATATTCGTAATATTAATATTTCATTAGACAGTAAATATGATAGCACTAGAATTTATAGGAACAATAACGGAGGATGCGCAGATTATCACAACTGTTGACAACAAAAAAGAGATTACATTCCCTGTTGATGTCAAAAGGGGCATAGACAAGAACGGATTGGACAAGTCTATAGTTATCTATTGCAAAAAGAAAGGCACTTGTTCTTCAGATAAGCGCTTAGTTAGAGATCAGAAAATCTTTATCCGCGGAGACATCAATGCGTCTTTAAAGCAAGTATGCACAGGAGTTAATCGAGCTGTGATAGAATGTGTAATTTGGCAATTTGAATTATTATGATAGACTGGAATGCATTTTATGCCAACGGTGGATATTATGGAGAGAACGATCCTCAATGCTACGACGATGGGCATTATGAAGAGTTCGATGAAGAAGATTCCGAAGAAGAGAAAGAGGAAGACGAGCTTTAGCCTATGGAAACAATGGATAAAGAAGCCTACGAAATCAAGAAAGACGGCATGACGCGAGCTGAACGTAGAGCGTACAAGCGTATGCTGGCGAAACAAAAGAAAACAAACTCATGGAAAAAGAAATAAGAATACCGATTTTGGGTGTAATTGAAGAAAGCGAAACCTATACTGGGAACGAACGCTATTTTCTTGACTATTACCCACATGGCGAAGGAGTTTATCTTGTAAAGATAGGTAGCTGTTCCAGGGAGTTACGCGATGTGCGCATCCGAAACGAAAAAACACCAAATGACAGAATAAAGTGCGATTTTGGCATATTCCCTATTCGTTCGTCGGCTATTGTCGAGGAGATAAAGAAGGAGCACGAAGCAACGTTAAAGGATTATATCGAGGAGTGTTGCGTCAAGATACTAACCTCGGTAAACGCCAATCGTGACGATGTGAGAAATGTAGACGAGAAAATGAGTGTCCTCATAAAACAACTCGCCTCTGATGCCACATGCCTCAAAGAAACTCTCAATTCTATCAAGGAAGATAGCGTTGCATCCAGCAACGGAATTAGCGAAAAGACTTTGCTTGGAGCACTGGAAATTGTAACAAAAAGACAATAATATGGCAAACGAAAACAACAAACCTTATTTTCTTTTGGTGTTTCAGAAGAATGACCCTATGCCGTCCATTGTATCAGCAGATGTGATTGCGGCGATGTATCCATACGCTGAAAAAAAAATGGTTGATATTACAACCACGGATGGCGATTGTATGGGCTTCGAGAACGTCGAGTTGTTTAAAATGGTTCCTGCCGAGGAAATTAACTTTAACATGTAACAACAACAGATATGAAGAAAACAATCAAAGAATTTATTAACAGGCTGCGCGATGCGTGGTCTATCATAAAAGGAGATGATTACATCTTTGTTTCTTACGAAAAGGGCGTAGACGAACAGTATGCGCGCTACACCGCAAGCCTTATTTCGGGCGTTCGTTGGTTTAGCAAGAACAACAGCGTAAGTATATATCCTCGTATTGATATGCTTCAAGACTTGCTTAGCAGCGGCAACAGCATTATGATGCTCACAAAGGATGCTGACGGTACGCTGACTTACTGCTACGACTGCAAGTCGGAAGAAGATTTCAACGACTTAATCAGCATGGAGGTAAGATAACATGAAAAGTGAGATTTACTTCGTAAACATGGATGGCAATATCTACTTCAAGGTTGAAGATGGTGTTGTGTACTCGCGCGACAGGAAAACCGATGTGTCACCCGACAAACTCTCCGACTTCCTTGCAATAGCTAAGGAGTTGGGATTTAAAACAGGCAAGTTATGAAAGCTGTACTGACATTAGACAATGGAGAGAAATTTATCGCAGATATTTATCCTCTCCAAGGCAAGAAACAACACAAGCCACGTTTCCACGACGAGTACGAGCGGTGGTTTGTCGAAGAGTTTAACAAAGCGCAGCCACGAGCTGCTCACAAGGTGGTGAAGGCGCACATACTAAGAAACTAATAATACAATAATATGACAGAAGAAAGATTTTACTGCGAACATCCGAGATGTAGCGTTCATAATAAAAAGACGAAAGCACTTGCGTTACAGAGGTAAGGATATTGAGGTCACGATGATGCGCTTCGGTGACACAATCACATACAGCTTCAAGGATGACACTAACAGCGACGCAAGCCTTGGTAGCATGAGCCTTCATCCGATAGCAACAACTATTTACAACATTAACAATGTTTAAAGTCGAATAATGATAGGAATAGTATTAACAATCATCAATGTCATCGGTTTTGGAGGTACCTGGTACTTTCTCGGCAGAGCTTCAATATACAAAATGATAATAGAGGACTACAAGGAATTGTTGGATATTGCAAGCAGAATGAAAATAACAATAGAAGCCTATGAGGCTAAGTATAACACAAAAGAAACGGAGCAAGAAGATGGAGGACAAGATTAACATTGCGGAAATACTCCGCGATATGCCAGAAGGCACAAAGCTTGCATTCGCCGCTGTTCGGCAAATGCAAGCTTAGAGAAGCTATTAACGACAAAGAGTATCAAATCTCTGTTTATATTAGAGGTGAACAGACGTTTAGAACTTTCACAAAAGACGGTTGTTATTTTTCTAACATAGAGGGTAGTGAATGCGTCCTCTTTCCTTCTTCAAAGATGCGTTGTTGGGACAAGTTCTTCAAGCGTGGCGATATTGTGTACAACCCTAACAGCAAAATGTACGCTGTATTTGAGTGTTGGGCAAATGATGATTACACAGAGTTTAATACCACAATCAACTACTACAAAGACCAAACCTTTGGCGAAGAGGAAGTGTGCGACACAGAATGTTTTGTAAAGGCAAGTGATGGACAAAAAACATTGTTCATCGCAGCAGTAGAGAAGCATTACGGCGGCAAGTACAATCCTGAAACGTTGCAAGTAGAGTCTGTTAAGGTTGTTAAACCTAAGTGTCCATTCAAGCCGTTCGACAAGGTGTTAGTAAGAGATAGTGAAGACAGTGTATGGAAGGCTGGTTATTTTTCCAATTACGACGAAGATGATGAATCCTTACCGTATATTTGCGTAGGTAGTCTTTACAAATTGTGCATCCCATACGAGGGAAACGAACACCTTTTAGGTACGGATAAATCTCCCGAATAACAGCATGGCTAAAGATTTCTCGCTTGCAGATGTCAAGTTCCGCGAGACAGGACATATCGCTTTTGCAGATGAGTATATCACATCGTATGTGTCAACGGACATCGTGCCAAAGATATACATGAGCGTGAATACTCCTCGTGACGCAACAGGGCTTGTTTCAGGCAAGCCTAAGCGTTACTACCGCACACGATACAGCGCATGGGTAACGGAAAAGACGTTTGCCAAGCAATATCAGAAAATAAGAGAAAAATTCTAAGTATGATAAATCTTTCTTTAGATAGACACGATTTTCTATTCGCAGTTGAGGGCTTCGCAGGAGGCTCACACCTCCGTCAACACGTCTGGAAAGAGATTGTGTACAAAAGCATACCGCAGATGTCAGACGACGATATGGACTACTTCTGGTTTTATATGCGACGCGACATCTTCAAGCAATACTTCTACGAGCTGAACGGCAAGAAGAACACGCATTTCGGCTACGAGGACTTCATGCACGCCCTCGCTGCTCTGCACAGAGGGAATCGCTACAAGGTGGTATTTTACAGCGAAACGGACAAGAAATTACATCAAGTTATCTGTTACCGCTTCGATGGCGAGTATCGACCGCTTTACGCATACAGCATAAATATGAAACTCGAAAAGAAGTTGGAGTCGTTCAATAGCTTTATACCCCAAAACTCGGTATGGACGGCGAAAAGGCAAGAGTTGCCCAAAAACAAATACGTTGAACTCGGCAGAGAAGAATGGTGGAACGACTTGGAGATTTACGATAGCTTTAAAACAAAACTATTATGATTGACGAAAAGAAAATACAAGAAGCAGCAGCCGGCATGTTTAATGTAGGAGGCTTGGTGAATACAGTCGAACGAATAGCTTTTAAGAGAGGCGTTGATTGGTTCAAGCACGCCATTTGGCACGAGTCAAGTGTAAAGCCCGAAGGTAATGCTGTTATCCTATACCAATGGCTCGATGATAGAGGCACTATGGACGTTGGCATAGATGGAGTCTTCTCGGATGTTGAATGGGCAAAGTTTGTTGCGTATAATAGCATCACTAAGTGGTGTTACATAGATGACTTGCTGCCGAATAAATAAATATCAAGCATATGAAACAGAGATATATAGCCGGTGATTGGGTGAGATATATAGGAGTAGCCTCACCAATAGTCGTACAAATTACAGAAGTGAGAGAGGACAACCTTTTAACTGATTTCGGCAAATGTAACTGGTACCTTGCAGACCACAGTGAAGTGGAGCCTATCCCTTTAACTGTTGAAGTACTAATATGCAACGGATGGAAATGGAGTGACGAACACGAAGAATTTGCCAAGCATGGAGTAGCGATATACCCTGTGGACAACTACTATCGCACCGATATTTTTAACATGAAAAAACGGTATATTCACGAACTCCAACATCTGCTATTCGGTTTGGGTTTGGATAATTATATGAAGATGCCAAAGAATTATATATTGCCGGAAGTAGGTAAGAAATGACAGATAGCTTACGAATAAAAGTTGATATAGCTTTAAAGTTACTAAAATCAACATGTAGAGATAAAGAGGTTGAGTTGTCATATAGCGGAGGTAAGGATTCTGACGTAATACTTGAGCTTGCGAAAATGGCTGGTATTAACTATAAGGCTATATATAAAAATATAACAATCGACCCTCCCGGGACAATTAGACATGTGCGAGAGAATAATGTAGAGATTGTTAGACCCAAAGAGACGTTTTTTCAATTAATTGAACGCAAAGGATTTCCTACAAGGAGGGCGAGATTTTGTTGCCAGATACTTAAAGAATACAAGATAATGGATATTGCGATTCAGGGAATAAGACGCTCCGAGAGTTCAAAACGTGCAAAACTATACAAAGAGCCAACCCTGTGTAGAATTTACAATAACAACAAGGCAAATCATGTAGAAGTTATTCTGCCGATACTCGACTGGACAGATAATGATGTAGTTGAGTTTATTACAGAGCGTGGCATTAAACTACATCCTCTCTATTATACTGACGGAAAGGTCGATGTCAAAAGAAGGCTTGGGTGCATGGGTTGCCCCTTATCTAAGGACAGAGGACTTGAAGAATTTAAAAGGTATCCGAATCTGGTAAAAGCCTGGTTACGAGCTGGACAAAAGTGGTGGGACAATCACCCGAACATTAAGACCCGTCAAAAATTCAATTCAATATATGAAGTATTTGTTGGTAATTTGTTTTTTGTATCATACGAGGACACTATGCGGAGTGTCAGAGGAGAATTATTTAATAATCCTATTGATTGTAGAAAGTTTCTTGAAGAATATTTTAAAATAAACTTGGAATAAAATGATTAAACCAGAAGACCTAAGAATAGGCAACCTTGTAAGAGCAAACCACAATTGCGCATTTCCGAAAGGCACAATGTGCGTTGTTACCGGTATACGTTCCAAGAAAGCCTCAAAAGATAAAAAAGGTATCGTCGACCTAAGCGCTATCTACGATGACGACGACGGACCTTGGGGAGCTTGGTGCTGCAATATCGAAGGCATCCCTCTCACGTCTGAATTTCTTGAAAAGAACGGATTTAAGGAGGAGCAGCATCAAAAGGATGGCACCTCGGAATGGTATGACTACTATCATTACGACCTCGGCATCAATATCGTGTACGAGGTCGAGGAAAACAAGTTTGCCGCCTACCTCGACGGAAAAAAGTTAAGAGAAATCAAGTACGTGCACGAACTCCAACATATCCTTTGGGCACTGGGGCTGAACGCAGATTTAAAAGTATATTAAACACAAGAATTGATAGTAACATGGAAGAAAAGATAATACAGAAGACCGTTTATCTTGCAAAAGACGGCAAAGAGTTCCTTAATAAAGAGGAATGTAGGAAGTATGAGGAAGAGTTCCTTAACAAGGTAAGTTACTTTGCCATATCATATAATTTCGATTTGACAGAAGGTCGAGGTTTTCAAAGTTTGGTTTATGTGGCTGTTGTCCCTTCCAGAAATGATAGTGCGGTAGTTATAGCAAATAAATATGCTATAGACGTTCTTAATGATGGCGTATTTGCAGGGCAAGGATGTCAAGGATATGGTTTGCAAGAAACTTATTCGCTGTGTCCAATAACAAAAGATGTGTATGATGCCAATGAAGGTATGATATGGGGATGCAATTCTATACATGGCAAACAGATTTTAATATCAGAAAAACCTATAGAAGGATTCCCCGAACCATTTAACTATAAAAAAGAATGGGGAATTAAGTAATAGAGTAACGAACGTACACTTCAAAGAGGTTATTAACGAAAATATAGAGTATGAAAAAGATAATGTTCAACGACAAGTACGGCTTAACACAAGCTGTACTCGAAGGCAGAAAGACACAGACAAGACGAGTAGCCTATACAGCAGGAAGATGGAGAGATATTATGGTTAGGCAGGATTTAGAAGGAGTAAACAAAGGCAAAGCATGTCTGTTTGGCGATGGAATACTTCTCGCCAAATCCGCTTACAAACTCGGTGAAACTATAGCCATCGCTCAAAAATACGAAGATTTGAGAAAGGACGATGAATTTTATCGTCTTTGTGGTAAAAACGGAATGCCTTTGGAGTGCATCAAATACGAGAAAGGATGCAGCAATAAGATGTTTGTTAAGGCAGACCTTATGCCGCACCGCATCCATATCACTAACATCCGTGTCGAACGTCTACAAGACATAAGCGATGAAGATTGCATAGCGGAAGGTATCTATCCTAAAGCAAATGGGAGGTGGTATTGTTATGATGTCGTAGGACGGATAGGGGTAAGCTACGACCCTTACCCTGACCCACGTGAAGCCTACGCTGCTTTGATAGACAATATCAGCGGCAAGGACACATGGGGGAGCAATCCTTGGGTTTTCGTTTACGATTTTGAACTTGTAAAATAGCAAGCTATGGATATGGAAAGAGTAAAGCAGCTCCGCAACGAATACACAGAGCAGCATATTATTTTAAAGGAGCAGTTCGAGAAATTTCAAGAACTTTTAAAGGAGCATCCAGAACAGCAGACGGAAGAATCAAAAAGATGCCGTGAAGCTTTAGAGTTTTACGAAACCAAAAAGGACGGTATGACACGTCAACAGCGTAGAGCATACGAGAGAAGACTTGCAAAGGAGAACAAAAGAAAACATTAACAATATAACAAACATAACTATGAACAAAGAAATGAAACAATACACTGGAACAAAGACAGTGAAGGCTATGCCTATGACAATGGGTGAAGCCTACGAGCGCAAGCTCTTGAAAGAGGGCGTAAGACCCTCTGAGTGTGAAACAGACAAGGCTGGCTACCTCGTTGAGTATGAAGGCGGTTACCAGTCTTGGAGTCCGAAGAGCATATTTGATGAAGCATACAAGTGCGCTGACACTTTCCTTGACCGTTTAAAAGTTGAGTATGAAGAACTCATGAAGCGGTATGAGAAATGCGCTGCATTCGTAGATTCTGAAAAATTCCGTAAGGTGGTTAAAGAAGACTGTCCTGCTTTTCTGCTTTCATTGCAGCGTAAATTTATGGGATATTATTTGGTAATCCTTGAACAGCGTATGGCTATTGCCAAGGGAGAAATAAGCATCACTACATTAACGGGAATGTCTTTCGGTTCAGCTATTCAGGCATTAAAATTCGGTCTTGCCATCCGCAGAACTGGTTGGAACGGCAAGGGACTGTTTGTCGTGAAGCAAGTTCCTGATCGTATCACTGGTGACATCATTCCTAATATGCAGTCACTTCCCCAGTCTGCCAAGGACATCATTATGGCACGTGCTGAGCCACACATCAGCTATACCAACCAGATGCTTATTGTACATCCAGACGGACGTGCCGACTCTTGGGTTCCGTCTTCGAGTGATGTGTTTGCAGAGGACTGGGAGTTGGTAACTGAGTAGGTGACACTATAAATAAACTAAAATGAAAACATATAAATGGAAAATCACCGCTTTTGTGGTGTGGGTTGTCATAACGCTCATTGTTGTCAGCGTTGCGCTGAGAGGCGTAAGCAAGGCAGATACAGCAACAAATCTGATTAGCGTAGCAATCCTTTTATTTTGGACGCTTTTGTCCTTTGCAACGAATTGTTTCACTTTTAAAAATAATAAAAACAATGAGTAAAATTAAATCAATGTGTATGTTTGTGCTGCCTATGACAGCATTGTGCTTAACCTCTTGTAGCGAGCGTATCGACGCTGGTTCTGAAGGCATTCTCGTCAACCTTTACGGTTCAGACAAGGGCGTTGATGACGTAAGTCTCGTTACCGGTCGTGTGTGGTACAATCCATTTACAGAAGAGGTCTATGAGTACCCGACATTCGTACAGACAATCGACTATCCTGCTTTTACCATCAACGCCAAGGATGGTTCTGAGTTTACCGTTGATCCGACGGTATCTCTCAAGATGATCGACGGCAATGCACCGAAAGTGTTCAAGAAGTACCGCAAGGAACTGAACGACATCATAAATGGTACATTATTCAACTATGTCAAAGATGCGTTCCGTATTCAGCTCAACAAGTACACTACCGATCAGATTGTCAGCAACCGTGATATGGTAGAGCGTGCTATTGAATCACAGCTTAGTAAGGCACTTGCCAAAGAGCACTTCCAGCTTGAACAGCTTACGTCTGGTCTCAAATATCCAAACTCCATCGTTGAAGCCGTCAACCAGAAGAACAAAGCTATTCAGGAGGCACAGCGAGCACTCAACGAAGTGGCTGTAAAGAAGGCTGAAGCAGAAAAGATGCTTGTACAGGCACGTGCCGAACGAGAGGCTAATGAACTTAAATCCGCAACACTTACTCCAGCAATTCTCAAAAAGATGTGGATTGAGAAGTGGGATGGCAAGCTTCCCGTTTATGGAAACGTGCCGCAGATTATGATGACCAAGTAATTAACAAGTCCTCTCCCCAGTGACAGTGGGGAGAGTAAAAAAGAAGAGAAATATGTTAAAGAGGAGTGAATTTAAAAGAGGAGAATTTCTTGTAACAAGTGATGGAAATATATTTATCCATGATGGCTATAAAAATGGTGACGGATATGGATGTTTGATTGGTCTGGATTCCAATGGCGAATTGCGAAAGCAAAGTGATTGGGGAAACTTTATGCGCTACCCAATAGACCATATAGCATCAGATAAAGAAATAGACCGCCTTATGCGAAAAATAATGTATGCAGAGCGTATTACAAATTACTAATTATCATCCTCTAATTTAACAAGTGATTAATATGACAAAATTTAAAGTTATTAGATATTGGGACACGTATCCCGATGGAGTTGTTGCAATTTGTAATACAGAGGAAGAAGCAGAAAAGATATGTAATAAATATCGTAGAAGCCGCAAGCCTATGTACGACTATTTAGTCCGAAAGGAGGGTGAATAATGACGAGAGAACAGTTAAAAAATAAATATGGAGATGAAATATGCGAGTTATGCTTACGAGAGTATTTTACTAACAGAGCATTCCCTGAGACGCTTTGTGAAGGTCGTTATTGCGAGGATGCAGAAGATAGTTTCGCAGATGAACATAATATAGAACTAAAGGATTAATATAACATTAGAAGATGAAAGAAATTATAGCAAAAATGATATGCGTTGTTTTAACGGCACCATTAATTCCAGTTGTGCTAATTGGATACATCCCTTACGCCTTATTTAGAGGAGTCACAAGCGAATCTGTCTTTGATGCTTACTTTGATATTTTGGAGCGGTTTGTTGACTTTCTATTATACCCATACTATAAATATCTGGAAAGAAAAAAATTATATAAAAAAGTTGAAGCAGAAGGTGGATTATTATCGCGAGGAGAATGTTAGACTTAATAACGCATTGGAAAAAATTGAAAAAGAAAAAGAATTATGACAAGAGAGGAAGCCAAAGAATTACTGCCTATAATACAGGCATTTGCTGAAGGGAGAACAATACAACTATTTGGAAGAGACGGTTGGACGGACTTATATAAAGATTTCATATTTGACATAAGTTATCGCTACCGCGTCAAGCCTGAACCCAAATGCCGCCCATTTAAAAACGCGGATGAGTGCTGGCAGGAGATGCTGAAGCATCAACCGTTCGGGTGGCTTAGAGAAAAGAAACGAAATGTGCGTACTCAAATTGGATTTATGCACACAGAAGGAATACAAGGAACAAGTGGTGGCTCTTCTAATTATAAGGCTTTCTTTGACTGTTTTAGCTTTGCCGACGGTGCGCCGTTCGGAGTAAAGGAGGAAGTATGGGAAAATTAGATGGTATTATATTACTTGTGTTTGGGTGCATCATAGCATTTCTCACAATAGATTTTATCATTGGTGCTCATTTTGGCATACAATATGGCTTTTTGTCAATGGCAGCAGAACTTATAATCTGCGGACTATTGCTAATCAAATTCGATGATGAAACAGAAGATAAATTATGAACAACAAAGAAATCATATTCAGGGGCAAACGCCTCGACAATGGCGAATGGGTGTATGGCGACTTACTCCACCTCGTAGGCGGTGAGTATATAAGCAACGGTTGCGGATGCGACACGCAGGTAGACCCCGATACGGTCGAACAATACACTGGATAGAAGGACAAGAACAGAAAGGAGGCTAATATGCAGGAAACAACGATAACATTTAAGGTTCGGGTGTCCGACGATGAGAGCCGTGTCATAATTGCAAACCCGACAACGACAGACTCTATAAGTCTTAGCGTTTTCATGGGTATCATCAGAAGTCTTGCGGACTTTCAGGAAGAGTGGAACAAGGAACATAAACAAAAAGGAATATGCCAAAATACAAATGGATAGTAGTAGCTTTACTTTTGGTTGCGCTTACTATAATAGTAATTCTTTTAAACACCGCTTATGGTGTTATATTAGCTTTAAGCGAATTAATAGCGTTCGGATTATTATATAAAATTGATACAACAATGAAACAGGCAGATTATATCAGACTGACGGCACATATTGCCGTACTGAAAGAAATTGCCGTTGATTACAGCGGCAAGACGATAGACAACATCATACAGCAGCTCGAAGCAATTAAGAAGGATGTGACGGATGAAGATTAGAAAAACAAAGAAGCGTTACAAAACCATGTTTCTGACGCATCCTTTCTGCACTAAAGTAAAGTTTAAAAAGATAAGTACATCAATCGAAACAGAACCGCGTCAATACCCCAAAATGTGTGGCGTGTTTGTTGCATACGAGGTGCGCAGGTGGTATCGTAAAAAGGAATTGAAAACTCGATACGTGCACATAAGAATTGGCGCAGCAAAAAAGTAAAACATCACATAAAATCAAATAACAATGAAAATACTCAAAGAAATCAAAGTTCCTACAGGCGAAATCTACACCGCAAAAGGAGATAAAGGCGTGTTGGAGTTTCTGACAGTAGCCGACTATGGCAAAGACGCAAATATCAAAGCCGACTTCCTCGGCATAACAAGAGAGCTGAATGGAGTGCCGAACGGAACGCCGATGCCACTAACCAAAAAATGGGTAATAACAATCTCTACCCAGTACGGCTGCTCAATGAACTGCAAGTTCTGCGATGTGCCGAAAGTCGGACCGGGACGCAACGTAACACTGAACGACCTGCGCCACGAGATAACAACGGCATTAGGTATGCACCTGGAGGTTAATCACACCAAACGCCTTAATGTACACTATGCACGCATGGGCGAGCCGACATGGAACGAGGCTGTAATCGAGCACGCGCGCTTCTTCTTGCGCGTAGATATTGTTCCCTACATCGGAAATTCACTTGTACATCCTGTAGTAAGCACAATGCTCCCGAAGCATAATTGTAACTTGTATGATTTTATCCACAAATGGGTTAGAGTTAAGAATACCGACTACAACGGAAACGCAGGCTTGCAGTTCTCTATAAACTCTACCGACGACGCGCAGCGAGAATACCTGTTCTCGGGAAACGCCTTGCCATTGAGAGATATTGCAGAACTTGCCGACACACTTGAAACTCCGCGCGGTCGCAAGTACACCCTTAACTTCGCGCTTGCCGACGACTCCATTATTGACGGCAAGGTACTTGCTTCGATGTTTGACCCACGCAAGTTCATGTGTAAGATTACACCACTTCACAGAACAAACAGCTGCGAAGCCAACCACATTCAGACAAGCGGAGGTTACGACTCGTTTGTGCCGTACAAGAAAGTGGAAGAGGATTTGAAGGCAAACGGATTCGATGTAATCGTGTTCGTTCCGTCGTATGACGAGGACAACGGATTGATTACTTGTGGCAATGCAATCCTGTCGGGCAAGAAGCCGACATCAAGCTACAAAGAAGTGGTATTTTAATCTGATAAACAAAATGAGCAAAAAGAAAATATACATATCATCACCGATTACCGGCTATAACCTCAACGAGCGACACAAGTTCTTCGCACGGATCGAGAAGGAACTGACAATTCTCGGCTACAAGGCAGTCAACCCTATGGCTAAACCTATACCCGATTCTGCGCCGTACACGGAGCACATGAAAGAGGATTTACGCCTGCTCCTCGGCTGCGACGGCATTGTTGTACCGAACCGATGGCGTTGTTCAAAAGGCTGTGAAACGGAACGTCGTGTGGCGGACGCTTGCGGAATACCCGTTGTCGGCGTGATAGACGAAGATTTGCAAATCTTAAACGCAATATAAGCATGAGTGCAAGTCAGTTAATAAGCCGAACCCCCAAAAGGGCGTATATTATCGCGCCAAGTGTAAAGCAGAAAGAGGAAATACTAAAGAGCATTGACCGCTATTGTTCGCTGTATTACATCACAATGGGTTCTGCATACAACATTGCCCAAACAGCGATGATAGACGCTTACAACGCGATTAAAGAGGACAAAAAACTATACCGTCAGCAGACAAAGCAAAGCATCAACAAGGCTCTTGCTGCATACAACACATGGGATGCGAAGATGCGCTTTGTCCTCGCCGACCGCTATCAGCTTTGGCTTGACCTATCCGATGCGTCGGAAGCGGAACTGAAACCGCTCGTCACAACGCTCTATTACTGCATCGACAACTACTTCCTAAAGAACAAGGTGCCGAAAAGCAAGATAATCGCCCGTATGGAGGCAGCAATGGTGCTGATAGATATTGCGGTAAACCTATTTAAGAACTTGTTTGATAACATCCAAAAGAAAATCGGCAAGGACTTGCGACCGATGTTCAGTGATGGCAACGCACTGGAGTTGCGACAAAATTGGAACAATGCCATGCAATCCGTCATAAACTCGGTACCAGGAATGCCCGACATTGACATCAACGATGATGCGGACAGTGTTCAGGCGGCGAAGAATATCGTAACGAAAATCTCGAACGAGGGTGTTTACAACCGCGCAGGAGAGTATGCGTTACAGGTGAACCCAGAATATAAACCAGAAGATTACGGAATATAATAATATCAACGGCGCACGGACTACAATAAAGCCGGCGCAAAAATAAAGTATAAAGATAGAAATGAGTAGAGGAAAACATTTTTCACAGGAAGAGATAGAATTCCTAAAGGTTAATGCTCTTGTTATGACTACAAAGGAGCTTGCCGACAAACTCGGAAGAAATTATTGGGCAGTACATAGAAAACTGCAAGCAATGGGAGTAATAAAGAATCATGTATTTACTGCCGACGAGGACTTTATCATAAAAAGAATGTATGGTAAATACACTGCAAAGGTAATAGCTACCAAAATAGGAGTTGACGAGAATGCGATATACAATCGTTGTAAAAAACTAAAGTTAAGCCAGAAATGATAAAGAGTTTTACAATAGACCACACAAGGCTAAAACCTGGAATATATGTTTCAAGGGAGGATAGTATAGGGAAAGAGCGAGCAACAACTTATGACTTGAGAGTCTGTTTGCCGAATAAAGAGCAATTGACACCAGAGATTGCGCATACGATAGAGCATCTTATGGCAGATTATTTACGCAACGAATGGGTCTACAAACAAAAAGTTATTTATTTTGGGCCTATGGGATGTCTAACCGGTTTCTATCTAATTCTTAAAGGTAAACCGGACATTGTAAGGGTCGCTTGCGCACTAGTAGAAGCATTGAGATATTGCTCTAACAGTTCGTCTATACCAGGTGCTACAGAAAAGGAATGCGGTAACTATAAGTTGAATGACTTACAAGGAGCTATCAAAACTTTGAAGGGTTTTAAGGAAGATATAGAGAATAAAATCTCAGAAGCATCAAATGTATTTTCATACCCACGTTAGATTTATATGTAAACATAAAGATTTGACTATCAGATACTTATTTTAAAAATAAGCTTTGATAGTCAAATCTTTATTATTATATTTGCACCATAATAACTGCTGTGATAAATCGTACTGGGATATTTAATGATTAATCACTAAATATCAATAAAATGAAGAAAAAGACAAAGCAGGTATTAAGTATTTTGAAACCTAAATGTAAGGCGTTAGGGTTCAATTTGGAAGAGTTAGAGGGTATTGCCGCAGACATTGCCGATAACCTTGAACTTGATGAAGAAGCCTCAGAAGAGGAGATAAACGAGAAGATTTCGTCAGAAGTCGAAGCGGTTATCCCTTATCTTAAGATCGCTCAAAAGGCGTCAAATCGTGTTATTCAGAATTCAAAGAATAACAAAAACCCAGAAAGCGATGACAACGACACGAATGCCGGCCAAGATGGCGTCAACCAGGAGAAAGAAGAAGAAAAAGTTCCGGTTTGGGCACAAGCAATTATCACCCAGCAAAAAGCGATACAAACAGAACTAACTGGTTTAAAGTCCGAGCGAGAAACAGACGGAAGACGCTCAAAGTTAAAAGCATTGTTGAAAGACACCGGCACTTTCGGCAAGAGTACCCTCAAAAACTTTGACAAGATAAAGTTCGAGAACGAGGCAGATTTCGAAGAGTTCTATGATGGTGTAGTAGAGGATTTAGCAACATTAAACCAGGAAAGAGCCAACGCGGGTCTCGCCAAACTTGGAGCAACCGCAGCTACAAGTGGGAACAAAAAAGAAAAAGAGGGCGATAAGCCAGAAGTCATCAGCGAAAAAGAGATTGAAGAGTTGGCAGGAACAATGTAAAACAAAAAAAGTAAAATTATGTATGGATTAGAAGCAGCAGAAGTTTTTGACTCTGGTAAAGAGTCTGTTGTCATCCGTAAATATCTAAATGGTATTACAGGTGGCGTTGTGCTTGACATGACCGGGTTCGACGAGCCATTTATAAAATGTGGCCACGTAATCATTCGCAGCACAAAGGATGGAGAATACAAACCTATGCCGGTTTCTGGAAAGGAGTATTCTTCATTACCAGCGAATTGCGAGTATGTCGGCGTTTGTATGACAACCGCTCCCAAAGACACACCTCACGTCGGCGTACTCACAGCCGGGGAGGTTAACGACAGAGCAGTACCCTACTCAGTAGAAACCATTAAAGCAGCGTTTAAAACAGCGGTTCCCACAATACAGTGGGGACATGACAAAATCAATTAATTATGAACAGTTCATTATTTCTAAAGTATGTATTGAGTTTCTTCCCCGTTCTGAAGACACTCATTGAGAAGATAAATGGCAAAAGAGGAAACGAGCTTACATATCTCCACAAAGACACATCAATTCTTCGCCGCGTCTACTCGACTGACAACAAGTGGGAGGCCGATACAGTAGACACAAGCTATGTAGCCGCTGACTATGTAGCCATCGACTCACCGGTTCCATTGAAATCTCGTGACCGCATTTCCGTAGCCAACGGAAAGCTGCCGAAGATGGGTATGAAGAAGAATCTTAAGGAGTCCGAAATCCTCGCTCTTCGCATAATGGAAGCGCAGGGCGGTCAGACAGCAGAGATACGAAGGAAACTGGCACAGGATCCAGTTGCATGCTCCGTAGGTATCGATGAGCGAAACGAATATGCCCTACTCTATGGACTTTCAAATGGTTATGTAGCGGTTCGCGATGATGACAATCCAAAGGAGTTGCTCCGTATTAACTATCAGTATCCCGAAGATAACAAGCTCGGAATCAACAACAAGAAAGACGGTCTCACCGTAGACGACTTAAAAAACGCTATTGAAAGAGCGACAAACGACGGTAACACAATTATCCAGTTCTGGATTGCAAAGACAACTTTTGATGCGTTAAAGAAGACCCAGGGTGCGAAAGAGCTCGTAGCGACTTATAACGGACAGTCATACGATTCGAACACAAAGTTGCCAACTCCAACGACAACCAAGTTCCAAGAAGCTTTTGAGGATGAGACAGGCGTAACATTCCGCATAATCAATCGCACTGTTCGCCTCGAAGAGGATGGAGGACGCCGCAGTGTTAAGCCTTGGAACAAGAATATGGTTATCGGAGTCTGCAATACCATGATTGGAGCACTTGTTTACGGACAGGTAGCGGAATCAACTAACCGCGTAAGTGGTGTGACCTACCAGCAGATTGATTACAAGCTCATATCGCAATACTCAACAACAGACCCACTAATGGAGACAACCGCTGTTCAGGCGTATTGCTTACCTGTAATTGAAGACGTTGACTCTATCTACCAGATAGACATCACAGTCGAAGACCATGTAATTGAAGTTGATGACGCAAAAGAGTCTGAAGACGCATCCGATGAAAAGGTAACCATTGCAGATAAGACCTACAAAAAGGCGGAAGCAATTGCCGGTCTTAATGCTCTTGGAGCAAGCTTACCAAGCAATGCTTCTGATGCGGATATCGTAGCTGCGTACAATGAGCTTCCTCCAGTAAAGAAAGGACAGTTTAAAACAAATGTGACACCAACAACTTAAAGTTATGAAGACAATCGGGCAAGCGTTAATCGATGAAATACACATACCAATTCCATTCGGGTATATAGAGAACGTGTGTATCAAGCGTAATTTGGACGTTTCTGATGATTTCGACTACGAGTCATCTAAGAGCGAAGCGTACAAAGGTGCGCTTGCCGATTGCCTAATGTCACTAGTTCAGGCAGTCAATTTCTCTGAGTCGGATAAGTCTATAGGTTCTCTTACCGAAGACCAGCGTCAAGCCATAACGCTAAAAGCAAATGGTCTATACAAAGAAATAGGGGAAAGCGAGATTCCAACAAGACCAGTACCCACAGTTTATATAAATTGTTGATGAGTTTACTAAATTTCAACGCCTCTAAGCTTTATCGCCAAACCAAGACAGAAGGTTATACCGATGTGAATGGCGACTATCACCCCGGAAAAATCAAGTGGGAATACTGCTGTTCATGCGATGTTGTGCCAGCAGGAGAAGCTAACAAGATAGCTATCCCAGACGGATCTATTGATTTTTACTCATATACAGTATACAATATACCGGTATGTGTAAAAAAGTTTAACTACGGAGATTTTGTGCGACTTTTAGTCTTGGGCGAGGAAGAAGTAATCCTAAAGGTTAAGGGATTTCATCGATACCAACTTCAATGCAAATTATGGGTATAAGGATAGTAACACCAGAAAACTCGGTAAAAGAGTTCCTGTTTCGGGCAGCATCGTATTTGCAATCTGCAATACTAAATGCATTATGCAAGCTTGGAGAAGAATGTGTCGTTAAAATCAGGAATCGTTCTTCAAGGGAGAGCTGGATAGACCATACAGGCAACCTGCGAAGTTCAATAGGCTACTCAGTATACGACCACGGTAAGAAATTTTTGTCATCAGCCTTTTCACAGGTGCTTTCAGGTGTAGCCGGAACAGCTAAAGGAAAGAAGCTGATTGAAGATTTAGCAAAAGAGTATTCCCGTGTTTATGCCCTAGTAGTCATAGCTGCCATGGAATACGCAGCAGAGGTCGAAGCGATAGATAGCAAGGATGTGCTATCATCAACAAAGACATGGGCTGTTGGTCAAGTAGAGTCACGCATAAAAACCGCAGTGGATTTTGCTATCTTGGAAATAAACAAATGGAAGATATGAGGTCAGACGGAACTATAAGGACAGACGTATATCACTATATCAAAGGCAGTGTATTAGACAATGCTACAAATGGCATGGTGACAAAGAAAAAGCGCCCTGCGAAGTCGCATAAGGAAGACATTGTTATCTCCATACTTTCAAATGAGGGAGTACAAAACCAAACCGCAATTGTCAATGTGAACATCTATGTTCAAGATTACGATGTGGAAGGCCAGTTTGAAGAGAATACGGCTCGTGTAGATGAATTATGCGAAATAGCTTGGAAACTACTTGAACATTTCAGAACAGACGAGTATGTTGCACATGCAATAAATCAACGTGTTTATCCAACAGATAGCGGAGAGCACATTATAAATAATCAAATAGAATACAAAACTTTAAACGATTAAATTATGTCAGTAACATCTTGGGGCAAATGCTCTATATTCATTCAGCCTGTCGGCTCAGCCAAAAATGAGTGGGACAAGCTTGATACACCGAAAGAGGATACAACACAGGTTACTCCTACTAAAGGTGACACAATGACGCAGACTGAAGAAGGTGGCGGCACAGTCGATAGAAAGACGAAGAAGTCAACCTATGAAGCTGCATATCAGTTATTCATTAAAAAGGGAGTCTCCCAGCCATTTAAGACCATAGACGGCGTTGTAGAAGGAAACTATCGTCTCGCTATTCAACCTGAAGATCCAGAATTGCCTGGTGTGTATATGGGCAATACAACCGTGGGTGCAGAGGAAGCCTTTACTACGGCAGATGGTGCATTGATCACATACACGCATTCTGCTCTCATCCCTGATGGTGATGTAGTAGCTAAAACAACAAACAAGAAAAACGAGGATGTGTATTGTGCTTACCGATGGCGTGTAATAAAAGCGACAAAGGGTACAGGTGGTAAATACGCATTGAAGTTTAGCACTCCACAAGCAGGCGAAACCCCACCTACAGAGATTGAGGAAACTTACACAAGCGTATAATGTGTCTCTCCCTTCGCCGATTGAGGGTAGTCAGTCGGCATAAGCCCAAGTAGCTCAGTTGGAAGAGCATGGTCTAAAGTTAGCCATTGTTTAAATCCGCAGACCATAAAGCGGTTGAGAGTCGCAGGTTCGAATCCTGTCTTGGGCACATGAAAGAATTAGGAACCATCATAGCAAACGTATTAACAGATACGCCTATCTATTTCACGATAGGCAATAAACGTTATTGTGCTTATCCGCCGACGTTAGGAAAGATGTATCTAATTTCCCAATTGTTAGAAACACTCGGAATAAATAAGGAAAACATAGCCACTAACCCAGTTTTAGAAATAATGCGAGTAGTAAAAGCAAAAAGAATGGAATGCTGTAAACTACTCGCATATCACATTACAAACAAAAGAGAAAAGCTATTAGACATAGAATGGATCGAGAGAGTAAGTAATTCTCTCTATAGAGCCGCAGACGACGAAGACCTTACAACACTTCTAGTTGTAATACTGAAAGAAAGCAGCCTAGAGAACATTGTTAGTATGACCGGAATAGACAAGGAAACAGAAAGAATGTCAAATGTAAGCGCAGCAAAAGACACGAAGAACCAATATGTATTCGGAGGCAATACGATATGGGGTTCCATGATAGATGTGGCTTGCGAACGATACGGATGGTCTTACGACTATGTAGTATGGGGAATATCATACAATAACCTAACGCTTATGCTTAAAGACAAGATAACATCAATCTATCTGTCTGATGAAGAAGCAAAGAAATGCAGGATACCACAACAAAGCGGAGATTACATCAACGGAAACGATAGGAAAGCTGTAATGATGGCGGCGATGGAAAGTGAACTCAACCCCGAATAACCGACCTCTCACGCACACGCGCACGAAATTAATTCCTATTTAGAATACATGTCTCAATAATCACCGTGTTACACCTAACCAAAGAAATTTAGAACACCATGCCAAGTTTAAAATTTGATGCTGTCATAGAAACAGGAAAAGTTGTCTCAGGTTTCCAGGATATTCAGAATGCTGTTCACAAGACAGCGGCGACAGTAGAGTCTGAGGGCAAGAGCATTGATGATATAATAAACAAAATACAGAACACAGTTAATATAGCTATTGGTGGATGGAGTATAGGAAAGTTTGTAAGTCAGATGATGCAGGTCAGAGGTCAATTCCAACAGACGGAAATGGCATTTAAAACCATGCTTCAAAGTGAGGAGAAAGCGAAAGACCTGATGCAGCAGCTGATAAATACCGCAGCCATAACGCCATTTGGTGTAGATGATGTTACAGAAGGAGCAAAACAGTTGCTAGCCTTTAATGTAGCTGCAAAAGATGTCAATGATACGCTTATAAGACTCGGTGATGTTGCAGCTGGCATGGGAGTAAGCTTATCTGAAATGGTAATGTTATATGGAACCACCATAGCAAAGGGCAAGATGGATACAATGGATTTGTACCAATTCCTCAATCGAGGTATTCCTATCGCTGATGAACTGGCTAAGGTTATGGGTCTTGATGTTAATAACGCAATTGCCGAAGTCAAAGAACAACTTACAGCCGGCAAGGTGACAAGTGATATATTCATTAAGGCTATGCAGAACATGACATCAGAAGGAAGTAAGTTTGGCGGCATGATGAAAGCACAGTCTAAAACTATCACTGGTCAGATAAGCAATATTGAAGACGCAATAGAACAGATGTTCAATGAGCTTGGCAGATCACAAGAAGGAATTATCAATACGGGACTTGATGCAGTGTCCACAATCGTAGAAAACTGGCGCAAGGTTGGCGAGGTAGTGATGGTAGCAGCAACGGCATACGGTACATACAAAGCTGTTCTCATGGCTGTCAGCGCTCTTCAAGTGCTAAACAACCGTATACTTCAGCAGGCTGTTGTTGAAAAAACGCTCGCAGCAGCCGCCGGCATAAATTTATCAAACGCAGAGGCAGTTGCGGCAGCACGAACAAAATTCCTGACATTAGCACAACAGGGACTTACAACAGCATTAAAGGAAACTGCAGCCGCAACGCTGTTGAACCCATACGTACTTATGGCTGCCGCTATTACAAGCCTTGTCTACACGATATACAAGTTTTCAACGGCAGCCTCAGCGGCAGAGATAGCGCAGAATGCTTGGAATAAAAGTATGGATGAATTTAACAGGAAGGCAGAAGACCGCAAACAGAAGATTAAAGAGTTAGTTCAAATTATTCAAGGCGCTGATTCCACCAGTCTGGAGAAACAACTTGCTTTTGACGAACTGGGTACTGTAGCCCCCGAACTTACTAAGGTTTATGACAGCGTTAAAAAACTCGAAGACACCGATTTGACTAATTTCAACAAGCAACTGAATGAAATGACCGGCAAAGACCGCGAGGTGGGGTTAAAGGCACAGATAAAACAACTAAAAGAATATGCAAAGGCCTTGCAAGATAATTCTGCGTCTGCTGCAGCAGGATCCGCAAGACGTGCTGCTGTGCAAGGCTTAAAGGATAACTATGGCATCGAAGCTCCCTGGTCATTTAATAAAGACGAAAAGTTAAACGACGCCATCTTCGAGTACATGGTAAAGCTACAAAGCGAACTTGACAAAATACAAAAAGCGAAGGATGAACTGGAAACGCCTACACAGATAGATGTCAAACTTGCCGAGGAGGACTATAAGCAAAGCAAGGATGAATTAGACTACCTGTCCAGGTTCGCCCTTGCAATGAAAGACGATATAGAGAAGAAGCCTACAAATATTCCTTTCGAAGGAAGAAATGCCGAGAAGGTTATAGTGGAGCTTGAAGACAAGGTCAACGACCTTAAGAAGGAGCAGGAAGAGCACCCCATCCAATTCACAGCAGATAAGAAAAAAGCGCTTGATAAATACCAAGAACTGCTTGGAGACATTAAGAGATGGAAAAATACAGCGTGGAAGCAGGGAGTGTTTACTATACCAGTTGAGATACAGTTCAAGATGAAACAATTGCAGGACGAGACAGACAAGGCAAAGGGCCATTTTAATTATGTCACTGGTAAATACGAAGAAGCAAACAAGGATGAGTCATATGCAGCCGCCAAGAAGCGAGCAAAGATTAACTATCAAGCGGCTGTAAAGGCAGAGAAAGAGGCAAGAAAGGGATCTAACAAAGATTGGGAGAATGCGAAGGAAGACCTCGATGCCAAGAAGAAAGAATACGAAAAGTATTGGGGAAGCATATCTGAGGCTTCGAGCAAGGCAAACAAATCGATGACCGATGCAAAGAAAAGGGCGGAGGAACAGAGAAAAGCGCAGGAAGAGTTGAGCAATGCTTTAAAGGAGCTTATCCAGAAGAATATGGACGATGAAATCTCCATTATGCGCGAAGGAACGGAAAAGAAACTAAAGGAGATTGACAATGACTATAAGAAGCGTATAGCAGAAATAAAAAAGCAAGAGACAGAGTTCAAGAAGAAAAACAAGGAAGCAGGTAAAGCCTCATCACTCACCAAAGGACAGTCAAAGGCAATTAGTGAGGCGAAATACCTTGCCAGTCTTAATAAAGAACAAAAGATTAGAGAAGTCAACAAGGAAGCATCAGATAAAGAGCAAAATGACCTCTATGAATATCTTAAGGAGTATGGTAGCGTTCAGCAGCAGAAACTCGCAATCACGCAAGAGTACGCGGATAAGATAGCCAAAGCCGAAAATGCTTATCAAAAGGCATCACTTGCAAACCAGCGCGACAACGAGCTGAAGAAAATAGATGCAAGCGATGTGTTTGAACAAATAGACTGGGAGAATGTCTTTGCTGACCTCTCATCTCACACAAAGGAGTATCTCGTTTCCTTGCGTGCACAGCTACAGTCATTATTAAAAAGTGGTAAGTTAACTGATGTCTCTGATATATCCAAGGTACAGGAGAAAATCAACGATATCAATGCCGAGATAAGCAAGCAGGGAGGAATATTCGACTTTATAGGTACGAAGCAGCAGGAAAACATACGTCGTATCAATGAAGCTAAAGAAGCGCAAGAAGCCCTCAATTCAGCAAAATTGCAAGAAGCAGACATTGAAAAACAATATGAGAAAGCTTTAAAGCAGGCAAACCACAAGGCAGCAGATCTTGGAGTGCGCGCTATCGGAGATGATACCACAGGCATACAAGCTAATATAGACAAGGCGGGCATAGACAAGTCTACCAAGGAGTACAAGGAAATGTCATCCATTCTGACAAACCTTGCTGTGCTTGAAGGGAAGCTGGCTAAAGCACGAGAAAAGACCGCTAAAGCCACTATAGAAGCGAAGGACAAAGAGGACGCATCAAAGAAATCAACCACGGCTCAAATAGCCGATTGGTTCTCTGATGCGCAGGAGTTTATATCCAAAAGTGGTATAGACCAGCTACCAGAACTTTTCTCCAGTCTTGGCATGGATGAAGCATCTGCTAAAATTGGTCAAGGTCTATCAGCTTTAAATGACTCCGCTGGTGCTGTTGCAGACTTTGAGAGCGGCAACTACATTGGAGCTTTAACAAAGGGGATTTCTGCCTTACAAGGGTTTTCAAATGTCTTAGGAATCGGCGCAGACAATACAGCAAAAATGCAGGATAAGATAGATGAGCTTAATCAAAAGAATGACGTACTTGCCTCATGTCTTGAAGAACTGAATGATACACTACAGGGTACAAATTCCATAACGGGAGCACAAGAGGTATATAAGGATGCCGTAGAGCTTATAAATGCACAAAAGAAAAACGCATCAGATGCCATGAAGGCAGAGGCGAACAAGCATGGCACTTGGCGTTCTTCCCTCCATTCTTCTGTTAACGACAATAAAACTTGGAAAAAAGACATGGAGAAAGTGTCAAAAATCCTTGGCAAGACTGTAAAAAGTAGCAAGGATTTCCTTTCTCTATCTCCAGAAGAGATGAAAAAAATCCGCGACACAGACAAAGATTTGTTTATGTCGATTCTCAATGAATATAGAAAAGAAGGCGGCAAGGGAGGTCGCTCTGACAAGTTGCCGAGTATGATACAAGACTATATCGACAAGTATGCTGATGCTATCAATGACATCAATGAGCAAATGAGCGAGAAATACACCCAGATGTCGTTTGATGACATGAAGAGCAGCTTCTTTGACGCATTGATGGATATGGATAAGGACGCAGAAGACTTTTCGGACGACTTCTCCAAATACCTCATGAAGTCTGTGCTTAATGCTAAAATTGGAGACCTCCTCGATAAGGATTTGAAGGAATTCTATTATGAATGGTCTAAACTTGCTGAGGATGGTCTTTCAGAAACAGAGATTGACTACCTAAACAACAAGTGGGACACAATAGTCAACAAAGGTTTGAAATTCAGAGACGAAGCCTCAAAAGTAACAGGTTATACGGGTTCTTCATCGCAGACTGCCACAAGCGGAGGTTGGCAATCCATGGGGCAAGAAACTGCAGATGAACTTAATGGTCGATTTACTGCCTTACAGATAGCAGGAGAAAGCATATCGGCAAGTATGATCACCGCTGTTGTGCATATGGAGACGATAATATCAACTGGAATCTCAACCAATGGCGCTGTGACAGAGATACGAAACATGATGATAATGACAAACAGCTATCTAGAGGATATGGTAAAGTATGCCAAACTCACGTATAGCGAATTTGGTTCAAAGATTGATGACATAAACAAGAGACTAAAGGAAATATGACGATTAAAGAACAACTATACATAAATGGGAAAAACGCTTACGCTGAATACGGCATCTTTATGGATGACACAGCAATTAGCGCATTAATGACACCAGCTCCGAGCAAGGAGTTTATCAGTAATAAATATCGCTATAAGAATGGTAAACATGTAATCAAGCACAATCCATGCCTTGATGAGCGCGATGTTACGATAGGCTTCAATATTCATGCGAAAGACGAAAAGACATTCATGTCGAATTATTACAAGTTCTGCGAAGAAGTCTTGTCCACCGGCGAATTGATTATTCACACGTCATTCCTGCCGAATGTATGGTATAGATGTACTTACTTATCTTGTACACAATTTAGTCAGTTCAATCGCCAGATGGCAAAGTTTAGTCTAAAACTAAACGAGCCCGATCCAAGCGACAGAGGTGAAAATAGCAAATATAGCGTATGATACAGGTTTATAGAAACGGCCAAAATTTCTTCACAATAGAAGATTTGTGTGAAGGTTCCGTGATGTCAAGACAGCTCATGGAGAACCACTACATAAAGTTAAAGTTCTCTACGGAAAATCCAGTCTACTTTGAGATTGGAGATTCTGTAGAGATTCCAGACTTTGGTTTGTTTGTTCTAACATCAGCTTACTTTCCGAAATACAATAGCACGACAGACGGCTATGACTACGAGATGCAGATGGATGCTTACTACATGGCATGGAAGAACAAAATTTGCAAGTACCGTCCTCAGCATGGAGCCAATGAAACTTCATTCAAGCTTACAACACATGTCTCGGCGCACCTCAACGTTGTTTTAAACAACTTAAAGGCTCTTGGCTATAAATATAATGGAAAAGATATCGTCGTTGATTACACGACATACAATAAGTCTGTGTTCGATGTTGAAAAGCGCTTCTTGGTAGAGTACAACTCAATCAGCATAATAGAAGCCCTCAATACTATTGCAGAATCCCTTGAATGCGAGTGGTGGATAGACGGTAGTGTGATTTACCTTGGCTATTGCGAAATGACTGGGCAGACTGTCTTTGAGCAGGGGGTGAATATGCTGTCAATGTCACAATCAGACTCAAAATCAGATTACATAACCCGTTTGTACGCTTTTGGCTCTGACAAGAACATACCTAGCGGTTACTTCACTGGTGCAGAAAAAGATGTTACCACAGATGGGGTGGCGACAGATTATCTGATGTTGCCTAACAAAAAAGAAGATTCTGAGGGGTTCTATTCAAAAGACGGATACATTGAAAATACTAATGTTGTAAAAAATGATGGGCAGGCAATTGAGGGTGTTGTAGTGTTTGATGATGAATACCCAAAGGTAAGTTGTACCATCAGCAATATAAAGACATATGATAAAACTGCAAAGAATAACGATGGAACGACAACAACAGAAACTTTTTGGCAAGTAACTTCTACCGATTCATTTGCGACATCATTTAAACAGAGTTGGATTAAGCACAATCTTACTCTTATGATAAAGTTTGAGAGTGGTGCGTTGATTGGAATGGAGTTTGAGATTAGCTTTAAGATACTCGATGGTGTTAACTACTTTGAGATTGTTGCCAATGACAACTATGGGCGAAAACTTCCAGACACTACATTATGCCCTAAAGTTAATGATAAGTTTTTTCTGTATAATTGGGACGCGACCAAGATAACAGAAACAAACCTTATACAAGATGCGAGAGAAGCCTTGTTTGAAAGAGCAAAGACTTACTATAAGAAGTCTATGATAGACAATTCCAATTTTACGTGTGTAATGGATGGGGAAAAGTTCTATAACAATGGAACATACGACTATCAACCCCTCGGTGAACAGGTGAAGCTGATAAATCCCATGTTTGCCGATACTGACGCAAATGGTAAACATTATCGCAATTCTCGCATTATAGGAATGGAGATAAAGCTTGATATACCATACGATAGTCCGACTTATATCATAGGAGAAAAAGCCTCGTACAGTAGGCTTGGACAACTTGAAGACAAGGTTGAGTCAATAACTGTCAGCGGAAAGCAAGTAGCGGATGCAAACGGAGGTAGTGGTGTGTATGTTATAGGGGAAAATGATGTTACACCAGAAACTGATAGCAATGTTTATTCTGCACGTAGAACACGAAACAATTTTCTCTCTAAGACCGAAGACGATATTGCACAAGGAATCATTCGTTTTGTCAAAGGTCTGAAATTCGGAGCGAAAGCTGTAGACAACCCTCTCGGCATCTCCTCTGACGGCATCGCAAATCTCAAAGAGGTTGTGTCAGCTGCGTTCCGTTCGGGTGCGCTCGGTTCTGGCTTCAAACTTGGCGATTACAACGGAAGTGGTGACAGCTACTTGGAGGTAGACCGCCTACTTGTGCGCAAGGCGGCGGAGTTCGTAAGGCTCGTAATCCGAGAGCTTCAAAGCGTAGGTGGTGAGATTGTTCTGTCGCCTGCTGCCATGAAGATTAGCAATGTGGTCTATTTCGAGAAAGGTGTGTATCTTCCCGAATATGAAGCTCTTCCTCTGCGCTACAATGTTTACCGCTGCTACTTCTCGCAGAAGAAAGGCGACGAAGAGATAGAAAACCAGTTCGTCGAGGACGACCTTGTGCGCTGTCAGACGTTCAACGTCAAGGAGGGCGTGAGTGAGAACGTGAAGAACAGATACTACTGGCGTAAGGTGTACAAGGTAGGTAAAGATTTCATTGATGTGCTTGCTGATTTCTGCGATACTGGCAGCGATATTCCGCAGGCAGGTGACGAGCTTGTACAGATGGGCAATACGACGGACACGGCACGCCAGTCGGTCGTTGTTTTGTCGGCATACGGAGCGGATGCGCCATCGTTAAAGATGTACGAAGGCGTAGATAGCTACTCGTTAGAAAACAAGGAGGTCTTTGTCCTATCGCGTTCCGAGATGTTCGCCATAGCCGATAAGTTTAGGTTCGTTACGCGCAAGGCTAATGGCGAGATAGAAAGCACGCAGTCGTTTGCGGAGCTTGTGATGTCCGTGGATGGACTCAGTGCAACGGTCGACAGAAACAAAAAAGAGCTTGACGGACAGATAACGCAGATGAGATCAGATATAAAGCAGATGCCAGATCAAATACTCTTAACGGTGGGGAAGTATTATCCGACAAAGACGGATGTAACCAAGCAGATAGAGTCGGTCAGTTCGGAGATAACACAGACGGCAACCAATATCGCGATGAAGGTAGGCTACACTCTTGCCGAGCGACGTAACCTGCTCGTCGGCTCGTTGTTCCGCAAGCAAGGCGAGGGTTTCTTTCTTCTACGCTCTAAGATATATCGCACGTCGGCGCATGAGGGTGCTAATGTGATATTCGCGCCCGATGCCAAGGCAGGCGGTGCGCAATGGGGTGGAGCTGCAAACTCTCGCAACATACATGTCGCCAAGGGCAAAACGTACACACTGGCGTTTTGGGCTCGCACGAAGTCAGCCAAAGTAGAAATTGTGGGCGAGGCGATATGGCACAGCTCGGCAACCGACACGTCGCGACCAAGTGGATATACCGGTCCTAACGGCAGTGCGAATTTAGGCGGAGTAACGATAACGCCAAGCAACGGCTGGTATCTGTATCAGAAGACGTTTACCGTTGCAGCGAACGCTCCTTATGAGTGGATTTCCGTGGCGTGTCTAAAGGCTAACGCATCTACTGCAAGTCAGCAGGCGTATATCGCACACCCTATACTCATTGAGGGCACGGCAAAGGATTTTGTATGTTGGAGTGCTTCGCCCAATGATTACAACTACATCGGCGGCAATCTCCTCGACAACACGCGCACGTTCACCAAAGCCGGCAATCTGATGCGTTTGGATGCCTCGATAGTCACTAACGAGTCGTACAATAATGGCTGCTCCGTTATTTATGCTGACGGAGCATCTAAGTACATCGAGATGGCGCAGTGGAGCGTGAACACCATCATCAAAAAAGATGAGGACTACATACTCTCCTTTATGGCAAAAGGTAGTGGCAACATCGACGCATACATGTGGAGTGGCTCCAATCTAAGCATATTCGCCGAAGACAGCGAGCACGATACAACGACACAGAACGCCGATGGAGGACGACGCTTACCTCTTACTGACGAGTGGAAGCGTTATTGGGTGCACTGGCGGTCAGAGGGCACCGGCATACCTAACTACGTCCTTATCCGTTGTCTGCAAGGCAGTAAGGCGTGGGTGACAATGCCGAAGTTGGAGGTCGGTGCAACGCCTACCGATTGGATAGAGGGCAAGAGTGGTTTTATCGAAGACAGTGGTATTGCCGCAAAGCTACTGCGCACTGGCTTAGACATCGAAAATGGCAAGATAACGGCAACGGCTGACAAGTTCGAGATTCGCAACAATAGCGGCGAGACAACCGCGAGCGTGAACGAGAAAGGTGTGCTGGAGGTTGGCGCAGGTCTGTTTGGGGGCTTTATTGCGAAGAAGTTGACGGTCATTACACCTGACAATATCGCGCGGTACACTATACCTTCCGCTCAACTTGGCTACATTGTATTCGATTTTGCCAGCGCAGGTTCTTTTGTTAGGTTTGAGGGCGATTTTAATACTGTGTTTAATAACAACGAACCTGTAATTGTTCTACCATACTACAACCGCAGTCAGGGAACGTCTTTACATAGCAAGGGCGCGTGGGAAGCCGCACCATATTTAGACCAAACTTTCATTGTAATAAACAATACAAAAACCACAATCAAATTTATTGGCGGTGGCACCATTAATAACCAGGGTGTAGACTCTCCGAGTAACGTTCTCGTCTCAGGCAATCTTAGCATCGGAAGAAGCGCAATATTGAAGTGCACCCTTCATACGAAAACTGATACCAGTGTATATTGGGGCAATAGTTTTACAATAGTATGGGATGGTTACATTTATGGATAATTAAAAGAACAAGATATGAAGAAAATAGTAAGAGGCAACGATTTTACGTTGCGCATACCAGTAAAGAAGATAGTCAATGGTGAACAGGTATCGTTCCCGTTGACTGATTGCACCGACATCGCGGTGCACATCGTTAGCAAGTACAAGCGTACCGCACTCCCCTACACTATCGACAAGGAGTCTAATGATGTGCTTTTGGCTGACGTTGACGGCACAACACTATCGTTAGGCACTTACGCCTTGGAGGTGACGGGCGTATCGGAGGGTTCCAACTGGCGAAGCTACGAGTATGAGCAGTTCGCCATCGTGGACAATAACGCAAGCAGCGATACAGTATTTGAGGACAACACAGCCAATGGCGACACCAACATCGAGGACGGCAACGGAGATAATGCCAACAAAGGCTGCATGGATGTGAAGATTGAGGGCTTTGCTGTAGATACTGCGCTTGTTGTCCTTCCTCCTATATCCGCGCGAGCAACCCCGAGTGTCAAAAAGAGCAAACCAAAGATAGAATATGTAGTTGGTAGGGCGATAAAATGCTCATTGCTGACCTTATCATCATCTGACAGGGTAAGGTATATTGTGCCCAGCAATGATAAAATGATTTCCTTATTGGTTGGCAATAAAAAACGAAGTCTTCTGGCAAAGAAAGGAGATAGTATTAAGGTAAAATTAATTACTGATGCAGGTTCTCCCATTGAGTCTTTTAGTGAACCTATTAGAACTCACCTCTATGATGTTTTATTTGGTAGAAATGGTGAGATAGAAATCACTAAAGCCACCAACGAGTTTACTTGTTATAGAGTGTCTCTATGTCTTTTTAGTCTGCAGCCTGGTGCCTGGTTTGTAAAAAACGTCACACTTATGGATGACGGTGTTTATGTGGTTACATTGGATTGGACTGGCATTCCAAGTTCTTTTGATACCGTAAGCCCTTACAGAAAATTCGAGAATGGCATGGTGGTAAATAAACGTCTGCCACAAGGTCTCGGTTTTAACGCGGCTTTTTAAATGAATTCTCCCACCAGCAAGCGATATACACTTACAAATACACGTGGTGCAACACCAAACTGTTAAAAGAAGGTGGGCGTAAAAGAGTAAAAAAAATGAGACGTAAATATATAAAGTCGGGCATCTGTCATATTTTGGTTAAACACCAAAATGAAAAGAAAAGTTGTTATATGCAAACATACGCCGTAAACATAAAGAGAAACAAAATAACGAGGCTCCACTAAACGTGCAAGTAACACATCAGTATTTAACCGAGCTATCTTACTGGTCGGTGGCTCCTCGTCACTCACAAAATTACTACATTTCTATAATACTTGTAAGGGTAGTTGGTAAGAAACAGAGATAAAAAGTGATTTTATAACTTTAATTAACAAAAAAAAAATCAAATAACATGGAAGTAAAAGTAAGACGAATAGCAAAAAAGGAGACGTACACAATAGGTAAGATGTACGTCGACGGCGAGTATGTCTGCGACACTCTTGAAGACAAGGACAGAGGACTGACATCTAATATGTCGGTTGCGCAGATATGCGGAGTGAAGATTAAGGGCGAAACCGCCATACCTACAGGCAGATACCTCGTAGATATGAAGACGGTATCGCCACGCTTCGGAGGTCGGGCGCAGTACCAGTTTTGCAAGGGCAGACTGCCAAGGTTGTGCAATACGCCTGGCTACCAAGGCGTGCTGATACACTGCGGCAACACCGCGAAGGACACGGAGGGCTGCATCCTCGTCGGCGAGAATAAGGAGAGGGGCAAGGTGCTGAACTCAAAGGCAACGTTCAATAGGCTTTATCTTAGACTGGCGATTGCTGACAAGAGAGGAGAACAGATTTGGATAACAATCGAGTAAACACAATGGAGATGGCAGGAAATATCACTACAAGTACAGGAAAGGCTTTCGTGGTCGGCACCATTGGCACGGAAGCACTTACCGCATTGTTCGATTTGCGCTGGATGCTCGTACTTATCGTCGTACTTATCGTCGCCGATTTTTGGTTCGGCGTTTCGGAGAGTCTAAAAAAGCATGAGCACTTCCGTTTTTCGCGAGCTGGGCGCAGAACGTGCAATAAGGCGGTAGACTACGTTACGTATCTCATACTCGGATCGGTGCTCGGTTTGGCTATCTTCGAACCACTCGGCTGGGCTAACCACGTCACAACAGCGGCTATCGGTTTGGGCTTCGGCTGCATCTGGGAGATTGACAGCATCGTAGGACACGTATGCGCATTGCACGGCATCAAGAATACATTCTCCATCAAGCGGTTTATTATCTCGCTCATTAAGAGCAAGAATAAGGACATCGGCGAAGCGGTGGAGGATGCAGTGGATAACAATAAAAATTAACGAATATGAATATAAGAGAAATTCTGATGCTACTGAACTGCATCATATTGGGAGCGACAACGCTCTTTATTTTCTACAAGGCAGACAAGCTCGGTGTAGTCGATGAAGGCTACGACGAGGATAAGCGAAACCGACAAGGTGCTATCGGATGGTTTATTGCGTCTATATTCGTAGGCGTTCTTGCACTGCCAGTAATGGTGCTGCGTGAGGTTTATCAATGGAAGCGTTATAAGCTACCGGGTATTGAGTGGGATGACATTTGTCGCTACGGCTTCACTATCATCGTCGGCTCTATGCTGCATCTGCTCCTGCTTGTGGTAACGAGCTGCACAACTCCGAAGCCTGTTGTGTTGGAGCGAGTGATTAACAAGACGGACACGCTGTACAAGACCAACTACATAGCCGATACGTTCCGCGTACATGACTCTATATATGTCGAGAGCTACATGATAGGAGATACGATATATAAGACAAAGAATGTGTACAAATGGCGTGATAGAGTGAGCGTGAAGACGGACACGATATACAAGTCTATCCTGCGAGCGGACTCTATTCCAGTGCCGGTGCCAGTTGAGCGTAAGGCGACATGGTGGGAGCGGACGCAGATGTTCGCAGGCAAGATAGCGGTCGGAGCGGTGGTACTATGTTTAATCTCGCTACTGCTTTGGCTGATACACAGAAAGAGATAATATGTAGATTGGTTAGTTATTAGTTTTTAGTTTAAGGTAAATTGTTTTTAGGAGCCTTGCCCGTCCGTGATGGATAGGCAAGGAGTTTAAGTGAACTACCCACAAGCTAAAGACTTGCGGTTTTTGCGGTGTTTAAATAAATATAAATATAAATAACAGCGCATACAACTTTGAAGATAAATGACTAACTTGCATTGCAAAAACTAATAAACGTTACGTTAAACCCCAAAAAATCACTATGAACGAAGATGATAAAAGGATGTTTCTTGCTCTTGTGAAGGGTAAGGACATATCGGAGATTATGTCTTTGCTGGCTGAGTCCGGCAATCAGTATTCACGCAGAATACTACGGTTCTTCCGTTGGTTCTGCAAGTGGGTTCCGTTTTTCATAATGCTAACGCACATGTACGGCGTGTTTGACTTTAGCCGCAATCCAAAGGAGATGTTTGCCGTACACAGTGCAAATTGGGCGTGCTACACATTTATATACATCATGGTCTATATACTGCCGATGGTTCTTATTCTTGCGTCGCGCTTCTTTTGGCTATGTTGGAAGTATCGCATACCGTTCTTCTACTACTTCGGTGTCAACTCCATACATCTTGTATATTGGAGTTGGTACACGACTAACGAGATGGTAATGGCGCACTTTGCAATCATGGCGTTCACGTTGTTGCTGTATGTCTACGGAGCTGTCGACTGGTTTTGCTGTAAATCAAAGCTCGGCAAAAGAATGTTCAGTTAAAAAGAAATGCCATGAGAAAGATTTTCGGCTATAAAATGCTTGGTACACTGTTGCAATCACTCGCCAATTCGTGCTTTCAGGCAGACGAGCAGCAGCGCAACGGCGAGAAAGTAACGGCTTGCGGTATGAGTGACGACGATATAGAAACACTTTGCCAGGACATACTCCCGAATATGCTCAACCCGATGATGAGCGCAGAGGAAGTAAAGGACAGACTTTGCGTTAGCGATGCAACACTCAATAGAATGGTTAAGCGAGGAGAAATACCGAACGGCGAGTGCAAGAAGCGCGGACACACACGATACTGGAAGAAGTGGGACATCCTTCACTTTTTAAAACACAAGAGAGGCAAGTAAAGAGGCTTCTCTTTTTTTGTTTCCATTTCTTTCCAATTCTTTAAACACTGGAAAGAATGGTTTGCTATGTGATAGTACCGACTATCACCTTATATACCTGATTATCAGCGTAATACAAAATCTTTGAGCGTGTTATGGCATTATCCGTCACAACTCGCTAACTTTGCGGTGTAACGTTACAATAGTGTTTAGTCAACTAAGGTAAAATTTTAAAAAAAGATTGTATTATGTCTGAGTCAAAAACTTATGTATTCGGCAATGAAGGTAGCGGACAGGGTGGCATGATGAGTTTGCTCGCTCCTCTGCTTCAACAGAGAGGTCTTGACCCTAATCTTCTCCTTGCCATGAACAAGAACGGCAATGGTTGGGGCGACGGCTTCATGTGGGTAATTTTCCTATTCTTCCTCATGGGTTGGGGCGGTAATGGTTGGGGTGGTTTCGGCAATGGTCGCGCAGGCGGTATTGCCAATGAAATCAACAACGACTACGGTCGCTCGCTCCTCATGGATGCCATCGGTGGAAACAGAAATGCTCTAAGCAACCTTGCTACACAGCTTAACTGTACCGAAGGTCAGATACAGGCAGCTATCTCGGCTCTTACCTCGCAGGTTCAGGGTGTGGGCAATCAGGTCGGCATGAGCGGTATGCAAGTTATCAACGCTCTCCAGCAAGGCAATATGCAGATTGCACAGCAGCTCGCTTCTTGTTGCTGCGAGAACAGACTTGCCACATGCCAGCAGACCAACACCTTGCAGAACGCCATCAACGGCGTTGCGACAAATCAGGAACGCGGTTTCTCAAGTCTTGCCTTTGAGACACAGAGACAGACCTGCGACTTGCATAACGCCATCAAGGACAGCACGCAGACTATCGTCAACGGTCAGAAGCAAGCCGAAATGCGTGAAATGCAGAACAAGATTGACGCTCTGCGCGAGGAGAACTCAACGTTCAAGTCGTCGGCTATGACAAGTCAGATTGTAGGTCAGGCGGTCGCTCCTATCAATGCGGTGTTGGCAGGTTTGCAGCAGGAGGTTGCAGGTATCAAGTGTAAGATGCCCGAGACGGCGACTGTACCTTACCAGCCGTTCGTTGCTGTCCCAAACTGCGTAGCAGCACAATACGGACTTTACGGAGTCAACGGAGCTAACGGCTTTTGGGGCTAACCATCTAACTGGAGGAACGACTATGATTTGGGGTTATCCTTTTTCATGGGTCAATAGAAGAGGGTCGGCGGCTATCGGTTCTACCGGTGTGTCGGTAGGCACAAGCGGTGTGGTATTCTCATTCAGGAACCATGCCTTCTTGAATGCCAATTACAGAGGTACGGTATTCGTAAATCTGCGACAGGCAATACCGACGGGCACAACGACCACGCTGCCGATACTCTTTGAGACCAACGGCGTAACGCAGGCTGTCACCAAGTTCGGAGGTGCGGCTCTTACGGTTGCCGACGTAGCCGGAACTGGCGTATATCAGCTCTGGTTCGAGAGAGATACTAACACCCTTCAGTTAATGACGGGTATCGTTTAATAACTAAATTGCGAATTGTATTATGTTCAGTGGACTAAGAACAAACAGCATATTCTATGTGCTTGAGAAAGGTGAGGAGCCGACATTGAAAATCGGACAGGTGGTAAGCGTAAGTAATCCGCAGCCGAAGTTTCCAACCTACCAACCAGGGCAGTTTTCAGCGCAACCTATGGAAACGGTTGTCGATGTGAAGGTAAAGCTGTCCGACGGCGAAGCGGAGTTCAAGCAGCTGCCCTCGAACGGACAGATTGCCAACTCGGGCGATGTCGTAGTCAGCGAGAGTCGCGAAGCGATGATTGCCGAAGTGGAAGCGATGTTACGACACTCGCAGGAGGTGCTTGCAAGCAAGGACTATCACGAGAAAGTGGTATGTAACTGCGAGAAGATAATGTGTGTTCTCAACCCTCAGATTGCCAAGGACAAGGAGCAGGAGCAGAAAATATCTCAGCTCGAAAGCAAGGTCTGCGGCATGGAGGGTACTCTATCAAACATTGAGAGTATGCTGCAAAAGGCACTGAAAAAGTCAAATAGCAATAACTAAAATGCAAGAGCTATGTATATGATAGAAATCACAGAGAACAAGATGGGTGAGCTTGTCGAGAACGTGGAGAAATGCTTGCGCTATGGCGGCAAGGCAATGGCGTGTCTTGACAGCTTGCAGCGTGGCGAAGGTCGATACGGTGAGCGTTCACCTATGCCCGACTACCGCGACGACTGGCGACGCGAGAGCGAACGCTATGAGCGCGATATGTACGATGATGATGACGATGGTCGTTACGGAGAACGACGTGGCGGTTATCGTGGTCGCAGACGCTACTAAGTAATTAACCCGACTGGTGGGGAGGTTCGCTTCCCTGCCAGTCCTTTAAAACCTAAATATTATGGGAAGATGTAAGATGCCTTTGGATGTGTACGACTTGAAGCCCGAAGGAATGATAGCATATCTAAGATACAACGGCTATCACTTCAACAAGAAGATGTGTGAATGGGCTGTCAAGCAAATGCGAATGATTAGTCCAACTACGGGCAAGGAGGAACGTTTGGAGATGCTGTCAAAAGAGAAGGTCGAGGAGATGTTGCAAACGAATGGCTTGCAGCTTGAAAACCTCGTCGGCTACGACCATGTATATGTGGCGAATATGTGCAGGGCAGACTTCTGGGGCAAGTCAATAAAGGACGAGCAACAAATGGCGCAGTATGTGAAAGATATGGTTGATGATACAGACCAGAAGGATGGTTTCATCTTCAACCGCTTCTATGCCGACTGCTGTCACAACGGTATGCCTATACCTTGGGAGGACTTGTTATGATTAGGCGTGACATAAGGCTCGACAAGTACGACTGGGATGTGCGTTGCTTCATTGGATATGACAGCGGCGACGCGGTGCATCTCTGTAACGAGCTTATGACTATTGGGTGTGGCAGCGAAGCGACAAGCAAAGCCTACCGTCACTTCATAAGCGGTGGCGAAAGCAGAGGACTCACCTACTCCAACGTCAAGGACAAGGTGAGCGTGGTTACTATCGGACACTCAGAAGAAGAAAGCGAGATGGTGAATACAATCGGTCACGAACTGCTGCACGTTACGGCGCACATCTGCGAAGTGTATGATATTGATATGAGCGGCGAGCAGGCTTGCTATATCATGGGAGAATTGTGTGAGAAGATATTTAATTTCTTTTGAATTATGGATAAAATCAATTTAAAAAATACTGGCGCACCCACACATGATTTGTCGGGTGCGCAAAAATGCGAAGTCCGTGGATATTACACAGACGATCATGGTATTATACATTATGCTCCTAATTGGGATATTTCAATGTTAAAGTTTGCTTATTCTAAATACGATGCGATACAGAAAAAATTTGAATTCCAAAAATTCTGCTCCGTAGTTAAAATTGCTACCAACAGGTTCTATTTTGTTTTCATGTGTTGCTATCCTAAATTGTCAAACGAAAAACTCTTTGACATGATATTACATGAAGTGTGCGAATAACACAACCATGTAACCAGCTGATAATCAAGTAATTATATTTTAGTATTTTTAACTATAATATTTGTTAGTATATTTGTATATACTGCATATTATTAGTACCTTTGTATATGAAAACAGGTGCATTTAGCTAAGATGACACCGAGATAAAACCAATTAAATTCGCAATATTATGAACATTATTAATGTAGCAAAATTCTTTGATTGCATGGCAAGAGGGGATATTGCATTTTCAGTAGATGATGTAATGACCGACTTCGAAACACACTTCGGAGTAAAAAATGCATTGCCGCCATGTGCAGAACATCATGAAGCAACGAAACATCGCGAAGGAACATATCTAGCTGTATATGTAACTAGTGACTCTTTGGATGAAGATGTCCTGATTGATGCTTTAAGGATGCACATGAAAGGTCTTACATGGTGGTTGTTCGAATCACCATACGGAGAGAACGAAGTAGTTTATATCGTAAAATTAGATGATAATGATGATGAGAACTAATTTATATGTTGTACGCGATGACGGCGAGTATGATTACAAAGGTGGCTTCAAGACGTTCAAGGAGGCTAATGATTATCGCCTTGAATGCCAGCGCCAGTGGATGAATCACATTGATTTTGTGATATTACAGATTTGTACACGTCAGGGGGTGTTAGAAAGAGAAATTAACCTAACTCGAATAAGCAATATAGAAAGGGATAAAATCCTCTCTGACTATGGCATACCGATGGAATAAGTTTAACCAATTAAGCAATAAAGATTATGAACATGAATTTAAATGCTAGTGCTGCAAATATGGTAGCAACCATGGAAGCAGCGACGGAGGACAAGTTCTTCGATTTTGAGAAAGCAAAAACCCAGGAGATAACCCTCGAACAGCTTGGAAGAACATACCGTGAGAATGATGTGTATGGTTATCCTTTGAAGGGCATATATCACTACGACCTTTTTAACAAGGTAATAGCCGAGTGTGAAGATGTGGGCTATAACGTAGAGGTGTATGATATGTTCGCAGCACAAAATAGGGATAGAAATCAGCCCGGCGTTGTGAAGCTTCCCCAGGTAGAAGCGCAGAAAGGGGAGAACGCAGTTGAAGCGCACATTTTAAGAAGAGTTTTCGCTAATATCAGAATCACGGATTTTGATGACGGCGAAACCACAACGAACCTTGCTGTAGCTTTTCACCAAAAAGGAATACAGATTGGATTCGGCCCGAATGTTATGATTTGCCATAACCAGTGTCTTTTAAACCCCGAACTCTACATGTCTACATACTCAGAAAAAGGAAGAAAGGGTAGTGGAATCGAGCTATCTACAATGCTTGATACATTGAAGTCCTGGCTGGTGGATGCGCGGCATATCGTGGAAACGGATAGAGAACGCATCGAAAAGATGAAAAACACGCGTGTGTCAGCCGAACAGATGTTCACTCTGATAGGGATTATGACTGCGATGCGTGTCAAGTCAGATACGACGCGTAAGTCGATACGAGAAAACATCACATACCCTCTTAATCAGTCACAAATAACCGTTTTCACCGAAGATATGCTTGAAGCATATCACACAAAGGAGGTTGTGACTGCTTGGGATATGTACAACTCTGCAACGAACATGTACAAAGCAAACAAGATGGATATCCCGGCCCTACTTCCACAAAACAGAGCATTTGTTGACTTTATAAATAAATATGTTATAGAACTCTAATCAACACAAGGAGATAGGCTAGTCTACCTCCTTGTTATATAAGACATAATCAATAACCTTTCTATTAGCAGCGTCTATATTGGCAACACTCTTGTCAATATAGATTGCTGTTGTCCTGTTTCCATGCGAATGTCCTAAAGCCTCAGCAATAATCTCTTCTGGTATTCCAATAGAGAAAGCTATTGTCGCCCAGGTGTGCCGCGCCCAATATATTGAAAGTGATGGAAAGAAAGGCTTATACTTTATATGATAACTGAATTTCCTATTATGTTTAGTCTTCTCGTCGTTCTTTATTTTTACAACATCACCTATTTTTTTGTATGCCTTGTTTGCCTTACCTACGAATGTTTTGTATGTTGTCATCTTCTCGGTAAAGTTTACAAGTTGGTTAAAACCTTTATATTTACTTATTATCTCCATAGCCTCAGATTCAATTTTTATGCTATACATTCTTCCAGTTTTATGTCTTTTGTACACGAGACGACCATTTATAACATCACCATCAGTACAAGCACACAAGTCTACGGGGTTTATTCCTATCAGATAAAATGTCAGCTTAAAGTAATCCAAATATCTTTCTTGCCATTTCTCTACTTTGTGTGAAAATAGACACCTTAACTCCTCAATTGTCAATGACCTTTTCGTCGTTTCTTCTGGGCTAATGTTAAATTTTCTCATTGGATAATGACTTGTAATCTCATTATCTATAGCATCGTTGAAAACAGCCCTTATGTTTCTGAGGTGTATATTACGAGAGTTTTTTACAAGACCTTGATTCTTTAAATAATTATCGAAACCTACGAGCCACTCTTTAGTTATCTGTTCAAAAGATAGACTTGGTGCATATTTGTCGTATTCTAATATCTTTTTTAGTGTAGTCGCATAGATCTCCTTCGTTCGTTCTGCTATACGGCTCTCTCCAAAAATACGGAAGCGCCTAATAAACAAATCGTCATTTTTTACGGATGGACTAATGTGTTCCTGTATTTTCTTTTTTATTTGTGTGATTGTCAATCCTGTTAACTCGCCACGCATAGACAGTTCAAGAATAGCGTTGTCTATTTGCACCTTTTTATTGTTAATATATGAGGTGATTAACTTTCCATTTGGAGCATTCTTCACCCTTTGGGCTTCGGCATTCCATTGTGACTTTGAAAGCTTAACGTCCAAACTTATATATGTAGATTTGCCATGGCTTGTTATGCAAACCTTTAATGGGGATGCTTCATTTTCTTTTTTCCCCCTTGTGTCTAGATATAATTTAGTAGTAGCCAT